AAAAATCATTCATCCCTACTATATTAACAATCCATCTATCATGTTGTTTATCATAAATTGGATGACTAACAATTATATATTTTTTTCTATGATTTCTTTCAAACTGTTGTAATTTATATTCGCAATCTGGTTCTGTTAACCCAACAATACTCTGAAAGTTCATAAAATCTCCTTATGAAAATTGTAAAGGGAGATATTACTCTCCCTTTATATTCAAACTTAAATTATTTTTTAATTGGACGGCGTCTTGGTCTAAATGGTTCTGATAGTGTTGCATTATCAGAAGATATACTAACAAATACCTCAACAATTTGTTCATTAGGTCTTAATTTAATTTCAGGTTTACCCATAAACATTTTTGCAGCAAATGGATTTACAACAAAATCTGCTTTATTTTGTTCAACATTGAATCCAGCAAAATATAAACCTTCATCATTTACTACAATATAAAATGAATGTTCAACAGCATCTTTATTTTCTTGTGTCATTTTTTTCTCCTTCGTGGTTATATAATAATCAGCTTCTTATCATCATCTTATTTTTAGACAGACAATCAACTGGTTTCTTGTTCTGACGAATAATATAATTCATCATATGTTTTATTTATTCCATATTTTTTGTAATTTCTTCAAAAACTCTAACTTCCCCTCCTTCATAAGAACCATCGGTTGATAACATTTTTAGAATATCTAAAAGTATAGTTTGTTCATTTTCTGTTAAATTCATAATTCTATTACTAATTCTTCATCAAACATATTATTTTCCATTTCTCCAAAATGCAATGGATATCCTCTAGGATTTGCAATAATCTTTGTTTCACCTAATTTAAAATTAACTGAATTGTGTCCATGACCATGAATCCAATATTTTGGGTTTTTTCGAACAATTAAATAATCTAAATTAGACCTAAATCCACCATTATCATGAAATCTATGTTTATACGCAGGAGCAACACACCATTCAGATGGCATATGATGAGTTACAACAATTGTATTTTCATCAATTTCTTTTTCAAAATATTCTAGTGTTTTAACAAATATATCATATGCATTATAAGTTGTAAATCTAAAATCACCATTTTGAATATATCTAAAATCATTTAAAAATGTTCCAACATTATCATGAGTTTGTTTATCGTTCTTATTAAAATCTGTCCATAATGTTCCAGCAACAATTTTTAAATTCTCACTAAATACAATTGTTTCAGGTTCATCAATAACAAATACATTATCTCCAATAATATTAGATTTAATATTATTTTTTACGTATTTTAAATTTTTACCATAGTATTCATGATTACCTAATACATATACAACATAAGGAAATCTTTTAGAAACACTATTAATAAATTCAACTGCAGTTGTTTCACTTCCAATATCACCTGCTAGAATTAAAATGCTTTCAACATCAGTTTCTAATTCTGGTAATTTAAATGGTTTAAACTCTGTATGTAAATCTGAACAAGGTCTAATATATTTTATACTCATACTTTCTCCAAAGTTGGCGCATCATCATGAATTGCTTTTGCTTTACCCATCAACTCATTAATAAAAGGTTCCAAAATTTGCACTTGTTGCTCTTTTGGTAATTTCCAAATAGGTTTCAATGCAAAAACTAAATCTGCTTTAATTTTTTCAATATCCTCAAACATACAATAATTCCTCTAATTGTTGAATAGAAATAATTTTAATACCTTGTTCTAAAGCTGCTTTTGTTTTGTTAGATGATTTACTAGGGTCTTTCATTACTAAAACTGTAGTATCTTTCTTAATACCAGATTGAACTTCACCACCTAATTCAATAATTCTAGTTTCAAATTCAGCATTTCTAAAACCAGTAAAAACAAACTTATCTGCTGATAAAATCCCATCAACAATTTTCATTTGTTTTTCTTGTTTCAATTGTATCATACTTTCATCTTTTAGTATATTAAAAAAAGATAAGAAATTAGATAATCCATTAATATAAACATTAGCTGTTTTTTCTTGAAAACCTTCAATTTTAATAATATCTTGTAAAGTTGCAGATAAACAATCTTCACCCAATGCATCTACAATAGCTTTAGCTCTTCGTTTTCCAAATCCTCTACCAAAATAAGGCCATGCTCCCAATAGTTCCCATAAATAAATATCATTTAATTTATTATGCAAGCTATTAAAAGCTTTAATACCATTTTTGCCAATTAAAAATTCCCACTCTTCTTCAGACATTGAAATAATATGAATAATCTCTGAAAATCCATTAGACATTAAAGTTGTTAAAGTTGCTTCCTGAACATTGTCAATATCTAACTGGTTGAAAAAATGTTTTAATTGTAATAATTTGACATCATCATTATCAAATTTAGATACAGCATCAACTCCAGTTTCGTTCCATTCCCATTCGAAATCATCAGGAGCATCCCAAGTATCAGCAGGTTGGATAACCTCTAATATATCAGGAATAACATCACCAGCACGAGTAATTGAAAGAATTGCTCCAGGACCAATATTATTATCTCTAATAAATTTAGCATTAAATCCTGAACATCTAGAAATTGTAATACCACATAAATCAACTGGTTCAATAACAACAGTAGGTTTTAAATATTTATGTTTACTAATATTCCACTCTACATATAATGCTTTAACTTGTGCAATATTATCTTCAGCTCTAGTTTTCCATTTAAATGCATATTTAGGATTACATGATGTTGAATGAATTCCTAATTCTTGTCTTTTAATTGTATCAGAATATTCACCAACAATACCATCAATTTCATATTCTGAGTCCATTCTCATCAATTTCAGAATTTCATTTAATGCTTGTTCATTACAACTAACGTGAGATAACCAAACATAATGTGGAATTTTGAAATTATTTTCTTTCAAAAAATTAAAATTGTCAACCTGATTATCTGAAGTATTAACGCCATACGCCACAAAATCTAAATAAGGAAATACTGATAAAGGAATTTCTTTAGAATTTATTAAACCATTTGCTATGCCACGTAAATTTTTGTATTCTTTACCAGAAGCTTCTTTTAGTTTTTCTTTAACAATTCCAAAATTACTTTTCTTAATAATGAATTCGCCACGAATTTCTAAATTATCTCCTGTAGTATTTTTTATAACCATAGGAACTGACATTAATCTAACATGTCTTGAAACATCAGCTCCAGAAACACCATCACCTCGAGTATATCCTGAAACAAAAACACCATCTGAATTATATTTGATGGTTAATGAAGAACCATCTAATTTTTCAGAAAACAATAACTCTTCTTTATTATAATTAGTACGTGTTTTCCATTTTTCAAATTCACCCTCATGAACTTGTTCTAAACCACCAATTTGATTAGTATGTTTAATTTCAGAACCTCTAACAGTTGCTCCTATTTGCTGAAAAAATGGATTATTAGGCCATGTTAATTGAGCTTCTCTATATAACAAATCATATTCATTATCAGGAATTAAAACATCTCCAGTATTATAATAAACATTCGCACATTCAATTAGGAAGTCAATTGTTTGTTTTTCAGTTTTCATCGTAGTAAAATCCTATTTTTTATAAATTGTAAATTTTGGAATAAATGTAGAATAATCTATTGAATAATCATCAGTATATGTTCTACCTCCAAATGTTATTTTATCATAAACAAATGAAAAATTAAACAACAATCTAAAAAATAATTTCAATTTCCATAATTTTTGTCTACGCCATCTATCTTTAACTCCTGCTTCTTTTATCACATGAACATAAATTAATGTATATAAAACAACAAAATATTTAATTATTGCATATAATAAAATACAAAATAAAATATATAATATTGTCCATATTACAATTTTTCCAGTCCATAAATAAATTAAATCTATCATAATTATTTCCTCTTTTTAGTAGGTTCTTTTTTAAAGGCATATTTATGATCAAAGCCATGAGCTGCAATTCTATATTTGTCTTCGATATTAATCATAATATTCCCCGGATATTCTAATTTAGCATCCACAAACATGGCAAGTTCTTGATAAGCAGTATATGCATCTAAACATTTATAAAATTGAATGTTTTTTAATTCAATATTAATTTCAATTTCATAACTTGATGGAGAATAATATCGGAAAATTTTAGGTAATCCAATTACAATTTTATATTCAGATAATAATGCAGAATAATCTCTAATATTAGAAAATAATTTTTGTAAATATTCTTTATTCCAATATTGACTATCATCTGAAGAATACCAATAACTTTTTTTCTTATCAGCTTTTTCTGGCATAATTAATTTTAATTCTTTTTCATAGAATTCTAATAAATTTTCATATGAATAAAAATAATTATCGAAATTTTTTCCATATGCGCCAGGTTCTGAATAAAGCCTAACAAAGGGATACGTTTTTCCTGCAAAAATTACAAAATTAATTACAATATTAATCTTTTCATTATCAATATTTTTTACATAATGATATGTCCTTAAATTATCATTAAATAAACATGTTAATAGATGAACATTTTCAATTTTTGTTTTATCATATTTAGATTTAAATGGAATTTGTAATGTAGATGGTTCCCTCAAAAAAATATTTCCTGATTTATCTAAACCAAATTGGGAAATACAACAATCATAATAATCATTAACTTTTTCGCCAAGAATACGCATATTTTAAATCCTAATATCTTTTATTATTATTAATAATTATATTATAATCCAATTTATAAAAAAAGTAAATATTTTTTATTATAAATATTTAAAATTATAATTACACGGAGTTGTATGCATCATGAAAATAAAAGCACCACCATTAATTTTAGAAAAAATATCAGATGAAACAAATTTACATTTTTTATCTTTTATAGAATATAAACGAAGAGAATATGTTGGTATTATAGATAATATAACACAACATCATGTTAAAGCTTATATATTTGAAAATATAAGACCTAATTCTATAAAATTAAATGATTTTATGTCAACAGCAATAAAGTGGTATTATAGTGAATCTTATAAAAAACCATTAAGCATTTCAATATCACAGCAAGGATTATCGAATTTAACTTCTCCTTTATATAAACAATTTGATATTAATGGTATTTCTAGAATAGTTGGGCAACCATTTATTTTTGACCATTTTACAACTCAATCTGTTAAAAAGAAAAAGGTATTACAAATTCCTGAAGGTATTGAAATTCGTCTTAAGAAAGTGGCATTTTAATTTCAAATTTACCATGATAAAAATTCTGGGGTATAATAATTAAATTTCCAGAATTTTTATCTAGTGTAATTTTATTTACATTACTATTATTGTGTTGTAAATTAGTATTAACCAATTTAAGATATTCTATAAATTCTGACAAATCCATTATTATTTCCCTTTATATCCACTTTCTCTAAACCAACCATCCCCTTTTAATTTAAAACCTGCAGAACCTATTTGTTTATCCATTACTGTTCCACAATTATTACAATTAATTTCAGGTTTTTCGTTCCATTTATGATTAGCTTCTTGAATATTTTGGCAATTTGAACATTTATAATCATGCAACATCATAAGTTATATATACTCCTTTCATTTGTAATTTTAACCAATTAAAAAAATATTCTTCTAATTTTGGAGACATTTCTTGCAAAGAGGTTAGTTGTTGTTGATATTGTAATTGAGAAAATAATTCTCTAATAAACTCAGCAACAAACTCTTCAGATAATTCTCCATTTTTAATTTGTAGTAAAAACTGAGTATTATTTCTTGGAAAAGTAATTTTCTTTGTCATTAAATATTCAATACCTTGTTGAATAATTCTAACACTATGCATCATTGCTTTCCAATCAGTTCCAGATAAACTTTGTTCAGTTCTATCTCCATATTTATTTTCAAGAATTTTCAATGATTTCGAGAAATGTTTTAATGTAGTATTAAAAGCAAATGTTTTATTTCCAATAGCTAATGCATCTTGTTCATCATTTGCTCGAGTTGCTGGAATAGTTGTAATGAAAATTGGTTCATTATTATTCCTTGAATACTTGGTGATATTTGCTAATACAAAATCTTGTATAGTTAATTTATTTAAATTCTGAGTTGATGCTAATTCTGAAATGTCATTATACAATTTTCTAATAGCATCAAGACGTTCTCCTTTCAAAGAATATTTTAATGCTTGAGAATAAGCATAACCAATAATACATTCAATGTTTTTATTAGCAAATTCAGAAACTAAGCCATTAAAAAAATGTTTCAATTTCATTTCATATTCTTGATTAATATATTCTACATTAGTATTAGATATATAAGCAAATACAACTTCTAATGCATAAGTTTGATTTTGTAAAAAATGTTTTGCAAATACTTGAATTGGAATAAATTCTTCTTCTATTTCTCCAGCTTTAGTGCTTTCATTTGGTTTTGCATCTCGTTCTTTATAAATTTCTGCTTTTTTACCAATCAGCATATCACCATAATCTGGCAAATAAATTGTTTTTAAATCAATATCAGAAGTTGGAGTATTGGTTCCGTATAACATAGAACCATGTTTAATTGTTAATAATTTAATTGGTTTTTTCATATTTTAATTTTCTTATTCCATTCAAAATATTTACAAGATCAGAAATTTTGAGTTTTTTATGTTTTATAATATTTTTTTCAGGAACATTATATATTTTATCTAAAGTTCCATCTGTAATATATTCATCTTTAGGATACATCATTCTGCATTTAATTAGATTATTAATATTATGATCATAACAACATTCAGATAACATTAACAATCTATGACCACTAATTGGTTTTTTATCTTCATAATATTGAAATATCATATCAAAAACATCTTGTATAATAAAATCAGAATAATAATAAGTTAATTCTTCAGTTATTAACTTATAATATTTTGTGGTAGCCGATAAATTCTCACTTATCATTGATTAATTAATCCATAAAAAACTAAAGAATAGTCATCTTTTTCAGATTGGAAAATTTCATCAAAAACATACAATTTAGCAAATTGGATAATAGCTTCCTGTTCTTCTTCAGAAAATTTTTCAACATTATATTCAGATTTATCTGCAAATACTGTATATAAAACAATATTTTGATTAACTTGTCCATTTTCTGAATATACATCAAATATAGCATTTTCAAATTCTGCAGCAAAAACATTTTTAATTTTGTCATCAGTATTAGTCATCATTGTCTTATCTCCAAAAAATTAAATTTTTAATACAGGATAATTATAACATAATTTAACAAAAAGTAAAACTATTTTCCATCAACTATATTTAAAACCTTAGGCAACATAGCTCTAAGGTGACCAGCAAATTTAAATTTTAAAATATCACCAGTTTGTTTATCTATTACAATATCACTAAATCTAACAACATTAGAAAAATTTTTCTCTAACTCATTATCTTGCAAAATTCCATATCTTGATTTTGTAATATAACAATCATAACCATTAATTTCAATGTGCAAATAATCCTTTCCAGAAAATTTTTCAATAATAGGTGCATCAGCTTTAAACGAACCATTTAAAATCTCATTTTGATAATCAACAGAAACCCAAGGTTCCATATCATAAAATTCTTGATTCCTCATTCTTTTAATATAACCTGGAAATGTAACTAGTTTATCTGGTTCCATAATAATATCCTCTCTCTTTATAATATACCTAATTCTATTAAATGCAATTGCAATACTATAACATGCGCATAAGCAATAGCATGACTTCTTTTAAAACTAAATTCATCTGTTTGTTGATAAAGTATTGATTTTATTACTTCTTTTTGCTTTAAATATAATGGAACTAAATTATATTTTCCAGGTCTGATTAATGCAATAGCATCTGCGATATCTTCAATGGAATTAGGTTTAATTTTTAATAATAAATCATAATGTTTAGATAATTGAAATAATTTTGAAACATGATTTTTATCAAGTAATAAATTCCAATTAGGTTCTAATTTCAAAAGTTCAGTTATTTCTTCACGAGATTGGAAGTAATCATAAATTGAAAGATGTAAAAAATCTACTTTAAAATAACCTAATTCTTCAGCTTGTTCATAAGGAATTGCTGATAATTTTGTTAAGGGGTCTATAGGTATATTTTGAGGATAATGCCCACATGGGTGAGGAGATAACTTTTCATCTTTTAAAAGACATGCTCGCGTCCAAGGAAATATATCTTGAGGATTAAATTTAGTTGGAGTATCGATATCAACATCAAAATTCATAATTTAGCAAAGTGTCTATAACCATTAGTAATTAATTCTTCTTGAAATTCTAACACATCTTTTTCACCTTGTAAATGTTTATTTACTAAACTATGTAATGTAAAATCTTTATTAGAGGCATAAGTTAAAACATCTTTTAATTTTGGTAATAATACTAATCCTAATATATTAGATACGAATTCATCAACATATATCTTTTCAAGATTATTTAATGAACAATTATGAATATTAGTAAAACATAATTTATCGCATCTTACAATATACATAGTCTTTAATACATTATTAGAATAACCGTAAAAACTTTCTAAAAAATAATTATTAGTTAATCGTAATTCTAAACTATTATAAACTATTCCATTAAAATTTAAAAATTCAGTATCAAAAATATCCAATTCATACAATTTATTTTCACAGTAAAGAACTTCAATATTAGATAATAAACCTGTGAATTTTTGTTCTTCAACTTGTTCTCTAATTGGCAAATAATCAAGTGAATGTCCACCTGATAATTCAGCAATAAATTTACCATTAATTCTTCTTAAATTGAGTCTAGGTAAAATATCTTTCTTAGTCATGTTGATAATTTTTCTAATATTTTATTTGCAATTAATTCTGCTAATTTTTCTAAATCTTTTTCTCGTTGTTCAGCATTTAATTGATTACGTTTAATAGCTACACAAATTGGACAACTTGTATTTTGAGATGCCCAATATTCATGTTCTTCATTATCGTTACATAATTGTTTTTTCATAATATTAATGGAAAAATTCTGTATAAGGAATATTAAATTTAATACAATCAATATTATGAATACCAATCAAATATAACAAATAACAAGCAACAGAAGAACCTCTTCCAATTCCCCATATTTGTTTTTTTGATTTAAACATATCAACAATATAAATCATACATTTAAAATGATTTTGTAAATTATTATCTATGACTATTTGTAATTCTTCTGATATTCTATTACTATTATCTTTAGTAATATATTCACTAAAATAATCAATTAAATCAATATCTAAATATTTCTTTGGTATATTCCAATTAAAATCAAAATGAATATCTTCTTCTTTATATTGTTTTATTATATCATCAGATAACATATTAAATAATTCAATATCTTCAGTTAATTCTGAAGTTAAAATATTATTAGGATGAATACCAGATAATAATAAAGAATTAATTATTTCAGGTTCTACTAATGATTGACCATTATAAAGTAATATTCTATCTTCTAATACTGAATACTTCATAAACCTAATTCTTTTATAATTGGAATTAATTCATGACGTATCTTATTATGTTTTTCTAAATGTCCGACCCAAAAATTAATATTGATAACTCCCATTAATAAACTCATATCATTGTTATCAACAGTTGTTAGAAAAGATTTAAATTTATCTGAATGTAATAATAACCACGGTGATAAAATACGTAATCTAATTAATTCAAATACTCGTTTAAATCCTAAATGAATGAAAATATCATTAAACGCAATATTTTCATCTTCACAAATTTTTTCTAATTTATCAATACTTTTCATTACAAGTTCATATGGGTCAGCATCTTTATCACAAAATTCTAAATAGATACTATAACACTGATCTCTATGCCACATTGTTGGAGAAATATCTCTTAATGTCATTAAATCAATAAACAATTTGGGTTTATCTATATTCAATCTTACTAAATTATTTGCCAATTTAATAAATGAAAGATAAAATTTAGAGCCAGTAAATGTATCAATTGTTGGTGCTTTTAATTTCTTGCTTTTCATCCATAAACAATATAATGAATAAGCAGATTGACCAATAGGAGTTTTGATTTCTTCAAATCTAAGCTTTTCTCTACAAGTATGTTTAAGAAAAGCTTTTTCAAGAACAAATTGTTTTTTACAATAATTACAATGCCAACCATGTTTTTGAACAGAAGACGTTTTTCTTCGGTGTTGGGCATTTTGTTTCATTGCATTTGCATCAATTACCATATCACTTTATCTCTTTTTTGAGTTTAGTTAATTCTTCTTTAGTCCATCCAAGTTCTTCAGCATATTGTAATATAATTTCATTTGAAAGTAAATGATTATTTGATATTGCTTCTCGTTCAGAATAATCATAATATTCCATAATTACTTGTATTCTTAATCGATTATCTTTTTTTGCTTTTGGCATTGGTATCCATTTAAATCGACTTCGACTACCATCTCCAACACAAGCTAATAATTTAACTAAAATTTCAGGATGTCTTTTACTAAATGACCATATAAAAGGATTAACCAATTCATTATTTAAAATGATTTGCATATCATTATTAGTGCCATACATCCATTGTGAAACAACATAAGCAGATACACTATTTCTCTGTTCTTCGTTTAATGTTTCCCATATATGCAAATCTCCTGAATTCAATTGAGTTAGAAATTTAAAAATATCTAATTTAAATTCTTTTGATTTAGTTGTTGCCATTTATATTCTCTCAAGATTAATAAATAACGCAGCTAAATTTATGTGGGGATGGGCAACTAATGAATGCTTATATAAGTGGTCCGCAATAACAACAATTGCTGATTGTTCTTTAGATAAATCTTTTTTGAATTGTGGAACTTTATTAATATTAGAATAAAGGAAATTAAAAACTTCATCATATTCATCTGGAGCAATTTGTTCGCAAACAATTTTACGAGCAGATGAGAAATCACCAGCTTCCAAATAATCTAATAATTTAAGTTTATAATCATCAGTTGAAACAGTTTCCCCATCTGGCCTAATCAATTTACCATTTTGAGAGTATTGCTGTAATAATTGAACAACTTTACGAATATCAGGATATGCAGATTTAACAATTTTTTCAAATAAATCAACATCATCAATTTCTACATTCTCTTTTTCTAATATTTCAGCAGCATAAATTAGAACTTGGTCAAAATTTGGTGCTAAAAATTGATATTCCTGAAATCTTGATTTTAATGATGGGATAATTTTATTAAGATAATTAGTAGTTGTAATAAAACGGCATGTATCAGAATTATCCTCAATTGTCATTCTTAAACTTTCTTGAGCAGCAGGAGATAATCGATTGAACTCTTCTAATTGAACTATTTTAAAATTACCCAATGGCATTGTACTTGCAAATCGTTCAATACGTTCTCGCATTGCATCAATACCATTTTCAGAAGATGCATTTATCCGAATAACATCAGCATCATGAACACCTAATTCAAAAACTAATGCTTTACTTAAAGTAGTTTTTCCTGTTCCTTGTAATCCTGCAAAAATTAAATTTGGAGGATTACCTTCTTTTACAATTTTCTTAAAAAGTTTTTTTACATCATCTGATTTAAAAATAATGTCATCTATTTTTTTTGGCCGATATTTTTCTACCCATAATTGAGTCATCTCTTAAGTTCTCCAATTTATAAAATTTAATTATAATACATTTCAACAAAATTGTAAATATTTTATCTGTAAAATTTATTCATACCACCAACTGTTTGTAATCCAATATGCTCAACATCAGCTCTAGTTGAATTAACTTTAGATAATTCAGCTTCGTATATAGGTTCTTCTTGTTTAGGTTCTTCTACAACAATTTCTTCTTCTGATTTAACAACAATTTCTTCTTTTGGTTCTTCTTCAATGTCATCAATATTATTATCTTCAATATCTTGTTCAAGTCTAGAAAAATAATGATTTGCTATAGTTTCTTCTTTAGTATCTTCTTCTTGTATTTGTAATACATTTTTATCCATTTCAATTTCCTGTTTTTTAGGTTTATTTCTAATTGATATCAGATAATTGCCTGCTAATATTAGTGCTATAGCTAATGGGTCAAATACGAATATTATTAAACCAACAATATATCCCATTGCTTTTTCTGATGATATAGATAATGCTTCTGCTAAATATGTTATAGGTCCTGCATGAGAATTCTTGTCAATTAAATCAGATTGAATTTTCGGCAATTCTTTATCTAATTCAATTAATCGATTATTAATATGATCTGTTTCTGTTTTAAAATTATTAATTAATTTTGTTCTACCTTTTACCATATCTGCTGGTAAATTCGCAATTTGATTATCAATTTCTTTCTTTCTTAATTCTAATTTTTGCTTTTCTTCACCAATAGCTTTTACTGAAATCTCAGCCTGTTTTGTTGGTAATATAGCCTTTTGAAATGATGATGATAAATATCCAGCAGCTCCAGCTGAAGTAATTATCATCAATACTCCAGCTGCAATTGTCATATATCCTTTTAATAATTTAGGCATCCTATTCCATTCTCTATATAAAAAAGAAACAGTTGCTATTTTAGCTAAATCAAAAGTTGTTGCTAAACTAATGATAATCCAATCAAAACTAAATAATTGAGTTAAACCAATTACTGATACTAAAGTTCCAATGCCCTCTAACAAGAAGGCAATGGTAAATATTATTATTATGAAAATCATGTCTAAATATCCTATTCATTTGCAAATAAGATATTTATGGTAAGCTATTAATACGGATTATAATATTCGTCAGATACAAAAATAATTTTGCTTTCGTCTGTTTTCCACAAATATTCGCCATAAGGTCCATTACATCGAATTTTGTGAGTCCATTGCTGATTTTCTACTAATGCATATTTTGCATTACGAATCTCATCGCAAACTTCAGGACCTACTGCTAATATCTCAACCCATTGATCTTTTACATTTTCATCATAATCATCTTTGTCAGAAATAATAATGCCACCTTTTGAAATTGGTTGGAATGTGCTTTTTGTTAAATTTGCACAAAATTTAAAAATAACAGCATCAAGAATTGGATATAATTTTTCACCGTCATCTGTTACAATGAATTGTCGATTAGGAATACTATCTTCAGAAAAAATTCCAAGAATATCTTCTTCTTTCATTAACAGAACTTTTCCTTTATTCTCTAATTCAACTTCTTGTCCTGCATATCTACCAAATAATACTTTTTCACCAACATTAATGGAAATTGGTTTTAAACTATTATTCTTATCATTAGCTTTACCCTTTCCTATTGCTAATATAACACCAATAGAAGGAGCTTCTTTTGTAATATCTGATGGGATAAAAATACCACCTTCAGATACAACTTCTTTTTCATTTCGTTTAACAACAACTTTATCATATAAAGGCTTAATCATTTTCTTCTTCTCCAACAATATTAAAATAAACAGGAACATTATTATAAAACAAAACATCAACTTTATTAACAATTTTTGTTAATTGATCTATATCTTTTCTGACAATTATTCTGCGACTAATAGGACCTTTAGGATGATGTTCTTCAGGAATATTTTTTAATTCTTCTTCAGTTAAATATTTTATAACATCTTGTTTAACAAAAATAGAACCTCTTTTTAAATAGTCAGGTAATTTATTCCAATAATATCCAATCGTTTCTAACTTTGCAATTCTTTGTTTAGTATTTAATCCATCTAATTCTGATTGCTTAAAATGAGCATGAGCAACCATATTTACGCTATTTTTTGCAGCATCCATTTCTCTCCACATTATATTTTCAGTAATAATTTCTAAATTGGGAACTTGCCAAATTCTACAATCAAAAGTTCCCAATTTATCATAATTAGAACTAAAATAAGCTGAAGCATATCCCGCTAATGAAGAACACAATTTTTGTACTCTTCCATCAAACATATCTAAACTTTCCCAAGCTAAAGTAATTTCATCAGATTGAACATAAACAATATCAGCATTAAATTCGTGCAATAAAGATTTTGCAGTATCTTCCATCAATTTAATAAATTCAATATCAAATGGCTTTTCTAAATCTCTTGTTAATGTATGAAATGCTCTACCATCTAATCTTGCAATAACAGGTATCCAAGGAATTAAATTACTTTCTGATAAACCTTCAAATTTTTTATGTTTATCACCCAAATCTTTAAAATCTAAACTATTTTTCATAATAAATTATCCAATACTGAAACATATGATTATTATATCATAAATTCCAGTATTGTAAATAACTATTTTTTAATTGTTTGTTTAGCAACACTCTTAGCAAATGATAACAAATCATCACCTGATGGAGCAGACTCAACAGCACTTTTAGTAATAACAGCACCATCATCATCAGTAAATACATCAGCTTTCACTGGAGCAACAGCAGTATTAATAACCTTTAAAGCATTTTGAATAGGCTGCTTAACCTCTTTAGGTTTTAAACCTTCTTTTGTATCAATAAACTTTCTACGACTATCAACTCCAATTGCAACTGGTTTAGAAGCTAATTGCTGCTTAATAGCCAATATATCAAAATCAACTCGCTCTCCACGAGCACTAGTTCCCATTTTCCCCATTAAATTTCTCCCTTATTCAAATAATTTATGGCTTTTTGATATTATATAAAAGGACCTATTTAAATAATAGGTCCTTCTTCTAATAATTAAATAAATTGCTTAGTAGCCATATCTAAAGAAGCTTCAGCTGGATTTGTAAATTCAGAACCAATAATTCTATCAGAAATATTTACATTCAAATTAGCCAAACTATCTTGAGACATTTTAGCACCTTTAGGTCTTTTTTGTTTAACAAAATTACTGTGGAAATATTCCAAAGCATTCAAACCATTTGATAATCTATTTTGGGACATTAATTCCCATAAATCATACTTAGTTGCATGAGGAGATGTTAAGATTTTTTTCAATCTTGCTTTGTCAATCTGATGAAGCGTATCAACAAGCACATAATTGATAGTGCCATCAGGAAATTGTGCAATAACAGCGCATTCACGTAAGATACCAGTATCATCAATATCAATTAAAAAGATATGTGGTAATGAAGTTGGTTTCATTTGAATTTTGTTATTTTTTTCTGTTCTTGGTGTTTCTGCCATGTTATATCTCCATTAATTTGGGCGAACCAATTGTGGTTTTATTTTAACCCATTGATAAAAGTAGTTGAATTTTCATTTAAATTCAATTATATTTATCATAAGAAAAATCACACTTTTTCTCTTCAAAATTGAATAATGGATTTTTTATCTGGTTTATATAATTGAGTGCAAGAAAACATATCAATAAATGAATTAGGACTTTTAGCAATTGAATTGAGTTGATGTAGTCCTAAAAATCTATTGAATTGAAATAAATTAAATTTTCCGTGATTTTCAATACCATTAACAATAGTATCTTTAATTGCTTGTTTAATATCTTCTGGCTGACAATCAAGGTCCATTAATAATTTATTTTCTTCAAATAATTCTTTAACTTTAAATGTTTCTTGAATATCTAATGTAGGATTATATTTAGTCCATTCTTCGTTCATAAGTAATGTCATTTCATATGGATCAGAAAAAGCTTTTTCTAAACGTTTAGAACGAACATTTGGATATGCAGAGTTTACATTATCTCCCTTATCACCTCTAATACATTTTTCAAAAATAAAGTATTCAGGATTTTCATGTGTTCTAGGAATACCTTTATCTGGATTAAGAAGAGTTACATTTTCATGTCTTAATAATTGAATAAAATCTTTATCTCCTGATAAAACAGTAATATTATCGCCAGAAAAATGTTGAACATAACCTGCTATTAAATCATCACCTTCTACTAAATCATTTTGTAAACAAATAATTGATGTATGTTCTCTTACTAATTGTTCAAATTGTTGCAAAACTTCAAATAAATGGTCCATTGAAGGATCCTTAATGCGATTTCCTTTATATGGAATTTTAGAAACACATTTATTTGATTGCGTATAAGATTTTCGCCAGTTTCTTCCACCTTCAAATACAACAGCAATACTATCAGGTTTCAATTGTTTGTAGTATTTGTTTAAAGTTATTAGACATGAATGGAGTGCTAAACCAGCTTTTTCTTCAGTTGACCCAGTATAGGCACCTGAATGAGCTGAAGCTACTCGCCAGAATAAGTTTGGTACATCAACAATTAATTTATGCATTCTTTTTTATTAATCCTGTTTCGTAAATAGTTTTAATTTCCCAAGCATAACCATACATAGAAGACCAATGTTTTATTTGGCACTTCATGTATTTGGTTTTTGTCCTAAATTCTAAATCATGAAATCCTGGTGGTAAATCAAGAAATGGAATACTTTCTCTTCCTTTTCTCGTTTTAATTGTAGGAAAATAAGGATCTAGAATTTTCTTTTTGGGAAGTGATTTTACTTCAATAATCATCATCGTCTATAATCTCAATTTTAACATCATGTAAAGTTTCAAAATAACCAATCCAAAAAGGAGATAATAATTCGTGTTCTTTACCAGTATCATCAATTAGTAATTTAATACCATCTATATCTGATTTAAAGTTTCCAAAATCATAAAAATGAATATAAAAATCTGGAAATTGTAAATCTTTCAATTTACAATAAGAATGTCTTTCCTGATAAATTTTATAATGTTCTTTAATTCTTCGTTTATTTTCTTTAGCTATTTCATATGAAGACATTGGTATATCTAATAAATCATTAGCATCATGAGAACCAAAAGAATTGCCAGTTTTATAATAAATTCTTATATCAAAATACATAGTTTATTTTCTTAATTGATTTAAATCGCTTTGTAAATTTGGGTGATAATCAGAAACAACTTCATCTTCTTCTATTAATCCTTTTGGCATCATTAAAGTTCCAAAAAGAAATAATTCTACAGCTTCTTCAGGACTATCAGCGTCAAACCCTGCAGCTTTTATATTTTTTAAGAAAGCTTTATTCCAAGCCATTTTAAATTCAACTTGACCATCTTTATCAATACCTTTAGAAATAAATCTTACCCAAGGTTTTTTAGATCGACGCATTGATAATTCTGACAAATATTCAAATAATTTTCCCATTTTACATATCACCCAATGTTTTTAAATTTTGAACATACATTTTTGCAAATGGTTGTAAATGTTCTTTAATCATTGCTGCAAAAGGAAAAATCAATTCATCTGATAATTCACTACATAATGCTTCAATATTATTCATTCCATTTGCTAAATAATAACGAGCCATATCTTTATCTATTATAGTTGTTCTAACTTTTCCAGCATATTTCATGTGTATAGATAAAATACGATCCTGTTCATTAAATTCTGTTTCAAATTCAGGTTTATATTTTTGCAAATCTGATTTTAATTGTTCATTAATTTCAAGTAAATTTTGAATATTAATATTAGCTCTTAAATCTTGTTCCATTTGGTAATCTCCTAATTAGTATAAAAGTTCAGGGATAGTTTATTATCCCTGAACATATTTATGTTTGTAAAATTAGGCTGAAGTTTGAGAGAACATTCTGACTTCATGGCCTGATACAGAGATTAAAGCAGATGCATCACAGAATGTAATAATGACTTCTGAACCTGCTTCATTTAAAGCTGTTTTTAGCAATGGAGCAAATGTATCTAATGGAAGATAAGATGAAGATGAAGATGCATCTGAACTTAATTCTTCATAAGGAGTTGTTAATGAAGTGCTGAATACATCTTGATTGTTATCAGTAAATTCAACTACAACTTCATTCTTTTTCTTAAATAGGAAAGCAACATTTTCAGCACCCATTGCTTTACCACCATTTAATAACATTAAAGCTTGTTCTTTACCAATAGTTACAGAACGAACTGGAGCATCATCAACATTTTTAGGATATTTAATTCGAGTTGGTGAAGTAGCTCTATATTGAACTGATGCATTAGAACCTTTGATATTTAGCATTGTAGCTTCATTTTTAGCATTAACATCAATATCAATAGATACATCAGAACCAAATAGTGCTAATCTAGATTTTAGCATTTTCAATCTTGTTAAACCTAATTTAGCATCTGTATCTAATTCTGGTAAATTTTTATCACTTAAAATTAGACAAGTATTATTTGTATTAATACCACTGACTTTACCATCAGCAATAACAATAGCATCAATACCCACTAATTCGCAAACATCTAAAATAGTTTTCAACGCAGTAATATCAGTTGCACTTAATTTCATAATTTATATCTCCTTCGACTATTAAAAATAATATTATATCACACTTTTTTAAAATTGAACAATAGAATTTACTCTAACTGTTTGAGGTGTAGGAACCTCTAATCCCATTGCTTCAAATACACCTAATAATTTTGCATTAATCAATTTCTCCTCAGATACTTTCATATCTATTTCAAAATTCTCTAAAAACCATTGAGGAAATTTTGTTAAATCCGCAGGAAATGCAAGTGTTCTAAAACCAAATTCATTTTCCTTTAATTCAAATACTTTAACTTTATCACCATTCATTATTTTTGGATGAATACTATCTTTATATTCATCAATTAAAACATTATAATTTACTGATGCTCTAATATGTCCAGGAACTGTCATCTTTCCTTTTCCATTCTTAGATTTCATTGGTTTACCATCTAATTCTGCAAAATAAGCTGAAGTATATAATTCCAAATTATTAGCTGATTTAGATATTCCTAACAAAATTACTTCTGATGGTGAAATTTCTCCACTTGTAAATAATTCTTTTCGTTGTTCATTAATATAAGTAGATACGTCAGGATAAGACATACCATCTAATATCCTATCAACAACATTCTTTAAAAACTTCTGAATGACTTTAGGTGTATCAGACTTCTTAATTTCAGAACCCATAGCTTTCATTTTATTAGTTCTAAAACCTTCTAAATCTACAACTTTTGCCATATATTTTTTACGAGCTTGAAATAATGCTCGTTCAGCAACAATCTCTCTTCCACAAACAATTAATTTATCATATCCTGGTTGACAACAAAATGCATCAATCATGAATTGAGGAAAACTTTCATTTATACCATCAGCAACAGCATCAGCAATTAATACAGCTTCTTCAATATCATTTGCACCAGTAGCAAAATAGGCCGAATCGGTGTCAGAATAGATAATTGTATGATTGTTAGCATTGTAAATATTTTGTACAACTTTTTTATCTAAATTAAAACTCTTAACTAAATTGGCTTCTTCTCCTGATATTAAATATGCAGCAGTATTTGCCATATGAGAAGTAATAGCTCTACCTGTAAAAGTAACAGAAGCCCCAATCATCTCATCAACGCCCCATCGAAAACCTTTTGCTAGTAAAGCTCCATAAGCTGAATTTAAAGAAATCTTTTTTGTAAGTTGTAATAAATCATAATGTTCTACTTGATGTTTAGCTTCTTTAATTTGTTCAGCAATTTCAGGTGTATAAAATTTTCCATCTATTTCAATTAATTTTGACATAATTCTCCCATATTTTAATATTATTCTATTATATCATAATTTATTTGATTTGTAAATAATTACATGTCACAGAATTACTTCATACAGTTCTAAACATATTCTCATCAATAATCTGGAATATGCATTTAAGTTCAAAGCGATTTTATTAATCTCTAACAACAATAACGTCTGGAATAGTGTGAACTAAATGATTAACAGCAACAAAATCAGTATCAACACCTGTTAAGTCATGGAGATATTTTAATGCTTTTAATAATTGTTCTTTACCATGTTCAGAGTTTACAACAATTTCATAAATTTCTAATGGTTCAGCAACTTGATAATTATATTTTTTTGAATATCGTTTTAATCCACTAGGATATTTAATTCCTTCAAACAGTAATGTTTCAGCCCAACGAGGATACTGTTCTTCATCTAAAATAACCTGCAAAACTTGAGAAATAACATTACTATGTGTAATTTCTTTATCAAAAAAAGTATAATTACTTTTTGATATTTGTATTGCTAAATCATGCAAAGCAAGATTATTGCCTAATTGTTTATCATATGTTTTTTCTTTTGGAGAACAGTATGAAACGCCAAAAAATAAATTACCATTTATGATTTGAGAAGCAATAGTTATTACACCATTTTTTTCAGCTTGCCGATGTCCCAATCTTGAAATTTTTACGTTACCCATTTTATATTTCCTCTGTTTATTAATTATCTAATATTGTATCACTGCTATGTTTACAACCTTCATAATAACCATTGCAATAATTTTCTCGTTGTATATCTTTTATTAATTGTTTTAATTCTTTTACACAATCAGTTGAATTACTAATTTTAACATTATTATCATATAAAAATTGAATAATTTCTGCATGTGTAACAACTTTATATTCTGGTTGCGTCAATATTAAAGAAAAATCACATCCTTGCCCACCCAATCCAGCGTATTCAATCGTTACTTCATTATCAAATATATTAAGAATATCACTGAAGAATTGATTTGCATTTTGTTCATCTAAACAACATTTTTGAACAGCAATTTCAAATGAAAATCCACTTTCCATTAAATGTAAAGTATGATAAATGCAACAAAATTTTAAAAATACTGTAGCATCATCCCAAAATTCTTTCCAAGCATCCCAATCTTCTTCTGTAATATTAGGGTCAAATGTTAATGAATATTTTAAAGGAGTATTAATTAATAATTTCATCTATTTTTTAATCTTGTTAATACATCAACATTATTATTCATAATTATAGTTAACAAATCAATACACAATTCTTCATATTCTTCTTTTTCAGAAGAAGAAATAATTTTATTATCAATTTTTTGACGAAGTTCAATATACCTGTCGACTTGTTCTTTTTGAATATTATTAATCATGTTATTGGGTTCCTTTATAAGAAAGATTAGGACTATTATAACATAATAGTCCTAAAATTGAAACAATTATTTTTTAGAAATTTTCCCAATAGATAACATCTGTTCCTACTGGTAGAATTCTATTAACACTGGTAGATTGAACAAAAACTTTGAAATTAGAATGGTCACCAGGTCTAACTCGAACATCAGAATATTTAGGTAATCCAATCATATCTCTAGCAACATCACCAGAATAAACATGTTTAGATGTTTTATCTTGAATAAGAATTAATTTATTTGCTTGGATTTTATTTTCTTTTTTAACTAATTCATAAAATGAAGCTCCACGTTTCATAGAACGGCCCAATTTATGTTCTACAAAGTCTTTAATTGCGTGACCTTCTGCAGCAGTTTGAACTGTCCATTGTAGAATTTCTGAAGAAATATCAGTTAATACAGATTTAACTTCTGTAAGTGATACTTTATCAAGTGAAGTATAAAATGAAGAAGTTGAAGTTGCACCAGTTGCACGACTTCTGAAATAACCACCAATTGCTTGAGTTGTTACTTGAGAAGCTTGGTCAAGACCTTTAGTTGTTTGTTCCCATTCCTGAATATTGCCTTCAAAAATATCTAATGTTTTAGCTAATTTTTTACCATATCCTTTAGGAACTCGAAATACAAATGACCATCGATCTGTTGCGTGTAATTGTTTGATTTTACTAGCTAAAGTTATTGCATTCCATTTAATTGAAGCATTTTCTTCACCATCTGTAATAATCATCAGAAGAAATGATGTATTGATATCAGATGCTTCAGGTAATGCTTCAAACATTTCAATCAATTCACCAACGCTATCATAAAGTGGTGTTCCTCTACCATTAGCTTCATAGTTGCTTTCTGGAATTGGTTTTAAAACAGTGACAGATGAATTAATGATTTCTCGTTTAACAGTAGCTGACGCACCAGCACCACAATTAACAACTGATACAATAACATCTTGGTTATGTTCTATTGCATTTTGTTTAATACTTGCTATATTGGTATTGTAATCTCTAGCTGCTGCTTTAGTGATACCTCTCATTGAGGCGCTATGGTCCAATGAAAAGCCGATGAAAGTTTTGATATTAGGTTGATTTTCCATAAAATTCTCCAAAAAGTATAAAGTTATTTTTCTCATAAAATTAGAAGGTTTTTAATCCTTCTAATTTATTTATAAAAAATATTATATCACATTTTTGAAGAATGTAAATAATTTAAAATATCAAATTTAATTTTTGTCATTTCCCAATCACCTGTATGTAAAATACCATTTCCACCCGCTTTATCCCATTCTTTAATATTCGTTTCTGCATCATCAATTAAAATATCACCTTTTGTATTAATCCAATGCTTTTTATTTCTTCCGCCTAATACAGTATGAACTTGAATATCAAAAGATAAATTTAATTTAACCCATTCTTTTTTATCATCTACTGCAGATAATAATTGTTGAGTTGGCAATGGAATAGCTGTTAAAACAAAAATATCATATTCATTTTTAAAAGACCAAATATAATCAAAGAATTCTTTAGCTCCAGGTAATACATCTAAATGCAAAAATAAATTAGGAACTAATTCTAAACTACTCCAAGAAGTATGCGGAGAATAAGGTTGTCCAGTATGTTCTTTTACAAATTTATGGAAATCAGCAAAACATCCATCAAGATCTAATGCAATTCTTCGTTTCATTTCATTTGTTCCTCTAATTTTTTATTAATTTCAGCAGCATATTCATGATAATCTGAGTATGGCAAATAATATTCTATTACTTTTAAAAATGCAGGAATATATTCTAAATCTTTATCAGCATCTCCTTTATATAAAGACAATTGTGTTTTAATATCTTTTTTTAAATTTTCAACTATAACACCATCAATATAATTCATCATAAATTCTCCTATTATTAAGATAATAATCCATTAAGAGAAACACAACCATTTGGCAATACATAAGTATTTGATTGTGTTACTATTTCCCATGTTTGGTGCAAAGGTTTTATTACTTCTATTTTATCAACTTTTAAATAACTTTGTATAGTTTGAATAATTTCTTCTTGATTATTTCTGATATGAGTTAAATGAACTATTTCATCACCTTCAGAAAGATTTCTAATTTTAATGAAATCATCTTCTCTTGAGGGATAATGTGCAAGTAGTTTATGGTCTCCAGTGAAACCATATTCGGAATCGTCTTCAAATACAACTTTATAGATAGTAGTTAAACCATTATAAAAAACATGTTCAACTAATTCATCACCATCTTCTCCAATTACATAAATTGGTTGAGGTAATTCATAAATGCGTTTAGATAATTCTGAAAATTGACAATTTTGAAATTCAAAATTTAATTCTCTAAATAATTGAACAATACTAATAGCTCTACTATCAGCCAAATTTAATTTATTACAACAATCATATAAAGCACTTGTTCCACTAGCTTGCATAAGTATCCTCTAGTTATTAAAGAAATTTGGAAAAATCAATATCAGAAATGTCATTTACAATTGAATTAGATAGATAACTACTAATTTCAGTTTCTTGAGGAGCAACTTGAACATTACTAGAATTAAAATGTTTTTCAATCCATGGTAATGGATGACTAATTTTTGCATTTTCAGAAGATAAACCGAGAGTTTTTAATTGTTTTGGTAATAGATAACCATCAATATAAGAAGTCAAAATTTCCTCATTTAAACCAATAATAGAACCATCTTTAAATAAATGTTGTGCCCAAATAATTTCTTGTTCAGCAGCGGATTTGAAAATATTTTTAGCTTTTTCTCTATTATCTCCTATAATTTGAATAAATTCTGGGTCATCTTTAGGAAGTAATTTCAATGTATGCTGAACAAATGCTAAATGTTGAATTTCATCTCTAGCGATTAATTTTACAATTTTTCCAGAACCTTCTACTTTAGCTCTTTCAACGAATGAAAATGTTGATGCAAATGACACATAAAAACGAATTGCTTCTAATGCATTAGCCGCTATTAATGCTAGATATAAATTTTCCTTATTAGGATTATTCACCATTTGATCATAGACTTTCGTGACATCATTTGCACAATCAGCTATTTCTTTTATATTAGGCATGTCATCTATAACAACTTTAGGGTCATTATAAATTGCTCTCAAAATATAAGTATAAGACATTGAATGAATACTTTCCATGAAAGACCACGTTAATAAACAATTTTCCATGGATGGATCTGTACAATGTGGCAAAAATACTAACGCTGGAGCTCTTCCTTGAATGCTATCTAACAAAATCTGTCTTTTTAGATTTTCAGTAAAAACAAATTGTTCAACATCAGTTAATGAATTAAATGATCTTTTTTCTTGGCTCATATCTATTTCATTTGGGCGCCAGAAAAAACTTTGCATTTTTTCATTTAATTTATCTAAAATTTCATATCTTGTAATCTCATATCGAGAAATACCATGACCACATTCTCCAAAAAATAATTTATCTGGATGAACTGACATTGTAAAAACTGAATTATTTGGCATATTATTTTCTCCTTATTATTAAACTACACAAGCACCTGATTTACAACCACCTTCTTCAATATTATCAGAAGAACCATCATTAACTTGATTGTAATACATAGTACACATTCCCATTTTATATGCAAATAATAAATCCTCAATCAATCTTGACATTTTAATTTCACCTTTAGAAGGGTCATACGAAGTGTTGCATGAAATAAATTGATCATTATATTTCTGAAATACTGCAGTAGTTTTCAAGTAATCTTTACTATCAACATTCCACAATGTTTCATATAAATGATTTAATTTGTTATATTCAGGAACAACTTGTGGTAATACTCCATCTTTAGAACCTTTAATACTAATTAAATCTCTAGGAGGTTCAATACCATTTGTCTCATTAGAAATTTGAGATGATGTTTCACTTGGAAAAATTGTTGATAATGTTGCATTTCTAATACCATATTTTTTCAAATCTTCTTTTAATTCATCCCATGGCATTAATGGAGCATTAACTGGAATTTTATTTAAATCTCTCGGAACAATACCATCATGATATTTTGTTCTTAATTCAATAGAACCAAATTCTTTTGCTAATTGATTAGATGCTTGAATTAAATAAAAATTCTGTTTCTCAATCATTGTTTCAGTCGCAAGTAATGCTTCATCTGTACCCCATTGTAATCTTCCTTTTGCTAACCAATGAGCATAACCAATTAAACCAATGCCTAATGGACGACATAATTTAGTAGCTCTTTCAGCAGCATCAATTGGATATTCTTGATAATCTAATAAAGCATCTAAAGCTCTAACACCCATTTCACAACAATCTTTTAAAATTCTTTCTTCTTTTTCAGATAAATTCTTACTAAATTTACCCCAATTAGTAGCTAATAATGTACATAAATTTAATAATGAATTACCATCTCCAAGCGGAGTTGTTCGCTGTCCAATTTCCGTACATAAATTAGTCATATAAACTGGTTCATAATAAGGTGTTTGATAATTGACATTATCAGCATTAAAAATATAAATACGTCCAGTTTCATATCTTTCATTCATTAATTTTGTAAAGTATTCAAATGCAGGAATAGTTTTCTTTACAACTTTATTTGAGTTTTCATATTTTTCATATAATTCTTCAAATTTTTCTAAATCTGGAGAATAAAAAGCTTCATATAAATCTGGAACTTCTTCAGGGCTAAATAATGTAATATTTCCACCTGTGATTAATCTTTTATACATTGTTCCATTAAGAGCAACAACATAATCTAAAGTTCTAATACGAGTTTCTTCAGTTCCTTTATTGTTTTTTAATTCAATTAATTTTTCAAATTCTAAATGCCATCCAGGATAATTAATAGAAGCTGAAGCCGACCTAATTCCACCTTGCGATACTGCTCTTAAAGAAGAATTCATTAATTTTAAATAAGGAATAACACCAGTTGTAATAGCATCTCCTTGTCTAACTTGTTGTCCTTCAGCACGTAATCTTCCAATATTTAAACCAATACCAGCTTTTCTTGAAGCATAATCAATAATAGCTGCTGATGTAGCTTTAATAGAATTTAAGCTATCACCACAATCCATTAATGTGCAAGAAGAAAATTGTTTTACATTAGTTCTTAATCCAGCCATAATAGGTGTAGGAAGAGAAATATAATGTTGGCTAACCAAATCATAAAATTTCTTGATGTATCCCATACGAGTAGCAATTGGGTACGCGCCAAATAATAATGCTGGAACTAAAATATAAGGGAATTGAAATGTTTCATATACATGTTTAGTTTTTCTATTTTGAACTAAATATTTTTTACGCATTTGTTCTGAACCTGCATAACGAAATAAATCATCTCTATTATGGTCAATCATATCATTTAAAATATTAAATTCTTCTTCATTATAAAATTCTAATAATTCTTTAGTATAAACACCTAATGCCACATTTTTCTTAACAACATCATATAAATGAGGTGGTGTATTAGAACCAAATGCTTCTTTACGAATAGATAACCAATTTAATCTAGCAGCAACATGATCATAATTTGGAGTATCTTCATTAATTAAATCTGCAGATGCTTTAATTAAAGTTTGGTGAATTGAAGAAGTTTTAATATTTGGAACGAAATGTGGATTAGCTGTCATTTCAATTTGAGAAACAGATACGCCTTTAATTGGTGGAAAAATATCATCTCCATTACATGCCCAATTAATCACTTGATGAATTTTAGAAAGATCTAATAGTTCTTTTGTTCCATTTCGTTTAGTAACAAATATATTACTGGTTTGAGTCATATAAATTCCTTATAATTAAATAATTTTTAAAATTGAATAATTTGCTTTTGTTTGTTAATATTACAAAATTCAGCATCGTTTGTGATTTGCGAAATAGGAGCCATGGCTCTTTTTAAAGCGGTTGTTTTATTTGTTTTATTTCTTTCAAAAACATTAAATTGGCAACAACTTATTTCTATACCAAAGGTAGTAAAACGACCTAATTCTGAAGCTTCTTTTAAATGGATTTCAGCTTGAGTATTTCCAGCTATTTCAAAAAAATCTTCTTGATGATTTCTAATAGCTATAATATATTTCATCATTGCTTCAGTATTAATTGGCATATCAGGAAATAGTTTTTTTAATGTTGCAGTAGCACCAGGACCAGCAACAACATAATCAGCATTTTCATCTAAATTTCCATGTGTTAAACTTTTGTCTTTATTTTGTAATTTTTTAAAATCATCATAATATTCAGCATCTATTAATTCAGAACTACCAATTCCTGGCATCCTAGCTAAGTTTGAAGAAAAATGATATCCATAATAATTTCCAATTCCTCTTTCAAGAGTTAAAAAATTAAAAGATTGTTCCATTGTTGGTTTATTCTTAAAAAATGGCACCCATTTTTTAGATAAATATTTGACCCAATGAATCATATCAGATGGACGCATTTTTCTTTCTTGGTGTTCTTTTAATAAATTTAATTCAGTGATTAATTTATTACTGTTATTAATATTTAGTATGTCAATAGATGATGGATTTTCTCTACAATAATTTCTAGCAGCTATTTGCAAACTTGTTCTTAATTCTGTTGTTCCCCATATTTTTTCTTTATTAGCAAAAGCTTTTTCTACATTAGACATTAATGTAAATTCATAATCCATATCTTTTTCTAATAAATCAAAATTGATATATTTTGAATTAGTTGGAATTAAATAATTTAAATCTTCAGCAGTTCCTGTAATAATATCTAAAGTTCTTGCTGGTCCATAAAATTTTACAATTGCAGAATTTATTAGTTTATCCTCAAAACTAACATTATCTTCATAATATAAATGGGAATTTAACCAAATAATTTCATCATGAAATGATCTATTTGGATGGAAGTATGGAACAGGTTTATTATCAACAACAAAACCATATCCAAATCCTTTTTGATGTTTATATAATTTTGAAATATAATCTTCAAAAGTTTTAGCTTGCTGTTTATTTATCCTTACTTCCCATTCCCGCTTATTGAATTCTTTTATAAAATTTGCTAATTGTTTTTTTACTGTTTTATCTGCAAATGACAATATTTTTTCATCAGACATATTTTTAATATCGTTGTTAGAAAGTAATGATGCCATTTATTTTTTTTCTCCGTTTCCAAATTCTAGGTAAACTATTAAAACCTTTATGAACGAGTTCAAATTCTTCGTTTATTATTTGTTTTGCTAATCGTTGGGTTTGTCTACCAGTTAAAATAGTAGTATCATATTTATATTTTTCAAAATGGCCATAACACGAAGGTGAACTAAAGCTTGCAGTTTCTATTAAATAGTTAGTTGACAAATCCATACAACTTTTTATAAAATCAAATGGGTCCTCAAAATGTTCAAAGGTTTCTAAACACAATACAACATCAAACTTTTCATCTTTTGGAAATTCATAAAAATTAATATTTTTATTATCAGAATGTAAAGAACACCATTTTTCACAACAAGAAATCTGATGGTCTACATTATTGAATGTATAAACTTGTTTAAAATTTGATTGCAATAATTTTTCAGTTGTAAATCCTAAACCATTAAAAATATCAATAATAGAATATTCAGATAAATCAATATTATTTTTCTTAAAATAATTATTGAGTGCCCAAATACTATTATTTGAAGATACAAAAAAGCACCAAATACATTCTAATAAGTAATCTGTGGTAGAATAGATAGAAAAATCTGTTCTTTTAGAATTTACCCATAATTCACCTAATTTATCTGAATTTATTTTTAATGCATTATAAAGTTCTTTTTTTGAATTAGAATTTAATAAAATTTCATTATCTTTTAATTCCGGAACACAAGCAATAATATTATCTATAAAATTTTTATGACTAAGCTTCATGTCTTACATTTTCCTTCTCAGTTAAATTATGATCTAAATGTATTACATTAAGCCAAGAACCACAATTTTGCTCAATTATATTTTTTTGAATAGGGTCATCTTCAAAATGACAATTAATTTTAATTCCAATATTTTTCAATTTATTCAAAACTTGAGCTTTATGCATTCCAGAACTTTCTCTAGTTTTTTCATGAAATTGCAAATTGTTAAAAAATACTTTATTAAAAATATTTCTTTTTTCTAGCATTGAAATTGTTTCAACGTATTCTTCAAAAGACCTACCAGTAATAATAATATCATTAGGACCTGGATAAACTCCTTCGATAGAGTTATTAATAAAAATAACTCCATCGATATCGTAACTATTAATAGGGGAATGATTAAACATTTATTCTCCTATCAATCTCAAATAATCCATTCCACCGCTATTATATTCATCCCATGCAAATTTAATTGCATCTTCAGGAGTTGTTTGTTTACTAGTAATATCTGTTAATTGACGATTAGCTAATGCTTCGCATTCTTTATAAGATAAATCATAAGTTAATTGTTTAGGCGGAGATTTTTGAGTAAACGCAGAAGGTCCTCTTAAACAACCAATAATTCCCATTTCTTTTGCAACTTTAATATATCTTAAAGCATCAATTACAACACCACTAGAATTTTCTGAATCTTGAACAGATAATTTAACATCTACAGTAATTGGAGCATCTCCAAAACCTCTAAGATGTAAATTAAAGTAAGCAATTTTATTATCTTTTAAATAAGGAATAAAAGTTGAAGGACCAGCAAATAAAGCATCGTCATCAACAGGAATTCCTCTTAAATCATTTTGTGCTCTAATAACATTTTCTTTTGATACTTTTTTATGTTTTAATCTTGTTTGAACCATCATATTATTAAAATCGGTATTACCTCCAACGTTTAATTGTTGATGATAATCAACTATCATACCTCGACTAAATGCTAGTTCTTGTAACATTTGAGATAAAATAGAAGCTCCAAATTGAGATTTCATATCAGAACCAATATAAGGAATGCCAGCACTAATAAATTTTTCTTCCCATTTAGGATGATTTAATGTTAATACAGGAATACAATTCAAAAATGAAATTTTATGTTCAATACATTTTTCAGCCCACCATTCAGTTGCATTTTGAGAACCTACTGGCAAGTAATTGATAATAATTTCAACGCCTGTTTCTTTTAGAATTTTATCAATATCACAAACATCTTCATTAGAAATTCTGAAACCCATTCTTTCTGGTTGAGTTTGCATATAATCAGAAACACCGTCTAATACTGGACCCATATTAACAATTGGGCCATCAGGAACATCTTTACAAAATACTCTAGCGCAATTAGGTTGAGCAAAAATAGCTTCGCCTACTGGACGACCAACTTTTCTTCTATCAACATCAAAAGCTGCTACTACTTGAATATCAGCAGGATGATAACCTCCAATTCTGTCAAACATAACACCGGGAATAGAATTTCCTTCAGCATCTTCATCATGATCTTTATAATATTCAAGGCCTTGATAAAGAGAAGAAAAACAATTACCAACACCAACTACACAAACTTTAATTTTTTTTGACATATATAATCCTCTTTTTGTTTAAAACATTATTTACTTTTTTAAAATGTTACAATTTTATTAAATTGCTTAATTTCTGGTATATTAGGTTTATTATTCCAATAATCCCATCTATGATATAGAGGTGCTAAATGAACATTTTTTGGACGTTCCATATAAGTGTTCATATAATCTATAGGTGATATTATAAACATTTCTTGTGTTCTTGTAAACAGTTTCCAATTATTTTTTTCACATAATTGTTTTAATTTATTGTTAAAATATTCCATGATAATAGTTCTTTCTTTTTGAGAACCATAAAAAGGAGTATTTTCAAAAAATCCAGTTTTTGGAATTCTTCTAGATTCATCTTCAATAGGTAATAATTCAACTAATTCAATATTTTGAATATTTAAATCTAATAATTGGCGTTCATATTCTAATAATATTTCATCTATTTCTTTTTTTGGATCAGAATTTCTAAGTATATGATGTCTTATATCTATATTACCCCAATAACAAGTAATATAATTTAATTGAGTAATATCTATATTATTATCTTCTATTTCTTTTTTAATTGTTTTTCTTAAAACACCTTTTAAAGTTCTTCCATCTTTTCTCACAACCATTGCATTTGAATAAAATGTTGAAAAACTATGTGAATCACCAATTATCAATTTATCAGTATTAGGATTTAAATAATATTCTTTAACTTCTAAACATTTTTTTGAAATTGCTTCCCAATCTATAGCTTTCCAATAATCATCTGCTGTTTTTCTACTTGAACATAGAAATCCATAATCAGGCATTGGCATATCTAATGATATTAATTTTGCTGAAGTTGTTCCAATTCTTTCATAAAATTTAGCGTTTTCTATTGTAGCACCACCAAATAAATTTAAAGAACCTTTAAATTCCATTCCATGATATAAATAAATTTCGTCATAATTATTCCAATCTTCATTATTATGTAAGACTTCAACTTGTTTATTCAATTCTTTAGATAATTGACAAGCTCTTAAATGAGCCCATGCATTTTTATGAGAATATTTTGAATTAGTTAATTTTCCACTTACTAAATCTATAGCAATTTTAGTCATTTAATTATATCCAATTTTCATGATCATTGAATTGATCTATAAACAATTTTCCAATTTCAGAATAAAAACCTTCTGGGTCTTCCTTTCGTTTATCATCCAATAAAGTTTTATTATCAATAAATCCAGTAAATCGAATAATACTATCTCCTGTTGATGCATTTGCTGCATCATAAATTCCTGTTAATTCAATCATTTGGTTTAATCTCCAATTTCTCGTGCTTCTCTAATTGCTTTAAGCAAATCTTTAGCAAATTTTATATATTGTTCGCCAGAAATTGTTGTTTCATTAATAATTGAAGGTCCATAAATTTTACATAAAAATTGAGTAATATCAATATTATCAACATCTACACCTTCTTCATAATTCTTAATCACTGCTATCATAATTATCTCCTGTATATAATCTAACCATTGACATATTTTGTTCTTTTGAGTATTTTAAAAAAGCACTTAATATACTTTCATTAGGAGCTATTTTACAAGAAGTTCCCACAATCCCACCTTTCCATGAATTCTTTTTTGGTCCAACTTCTTTGGTATAAGTAATATCTACTTCTCGTTTAACAAAATCTTTTTTGAAATATTGTAACCAACACATTATACCAGAACCATGAGTCCAAACTCTTTCTTCCAAATAACATGTCACTATATTATCTTCACCATCATAATCTTTAAATTCTATTTTTACAGGTTTAATAGATTGTTTGATAATTTCTTTAGCACCAAAATCCCATTTTGCTCTTTTTTTAAAACAACTAAAGTCATTATAAATAATTCCTGCTAAAGAACCATCACCATGATATAATGACCATTTTGCAAAATGCATTCGTTTCCATGGAATATCAAAAACTTTGCATTGACTTTGACCAAAGCCTTTTTCATCTTGAATTCCATAATAAATTAAAAAACTATCATCACATGTTGTAATATAATAACTACGAGGACATATTCTACCATAATACTTATTTGAATAACTATTCAATTCTTTTTCAATATGAGCTGGAATTATCCAATTTGGAATTTTTAAAAAGTATTCTTTATTATGCCCATATTGAAAGAATATTTTTGCATATTCTCGTTCTTCAGTTCGAGATTTAATACCTATTCTAAATTCTTTCATTGAAATGACCAAGAAATATTTAATTCAGCATCTTGGTCATTTTCATAATTAACATCTGGAATTGAAAATGAACGTGCAGCTGTGTGTTCAGCTTTATAACCATTCTCTTTTAAAGTATTAATAATGCTAATTAAAGCTGAAGATGTCATTTCCCCAGTTATAACGTGTATATATGAATATTTTCCTTCTGTAGCATATTCCTGAATTTTATCTTCAATAACAGATAAATGTCTTTGAATGATTTGTTGTTCTTTATTTTGAATATGTTTATCGGCCAAATCCCTAGCAACAGTAGCTTTTAGCTCAAAAGGTTTAGTTATCATATTTCAACATTCTCAACATTAATAGAACTCCATTTTTTTAATTTCTGGAATTTTGCATATTTAGCTTCATGTAAATCTTTATTAGATAATTCGTATTCTTGTTGAAGAAGAGAAATCATTGCTAAAGCGTCACCTAATTCTTCAACCAAATGTTGTTTATTTGTTTTACTAGGTTGATTAAAAGGATGATAAGAATCAATGCCAAATCGCTTGATTTTAGAAATCACCATAATACATTCAGCAAATTCTTCTTGAGCAATATTTAAGATTTCATTATCCATATAGTATATCCTCTTTAAATTATTTAAAAATAAATTATATACCAATAAATGAATTTTGTAAATATTTTTATTATAATAATTTTAAATGGCCTGTAATTTGATCAATTATCTCAGATGGTGCTGGACCTATAGCAAAACAAGTATATGTAGGTTCATTAAATTCAGTTAATCCTAAATCTTGAATTAATGATTTGGGAACTAATGGATAATTATCTTCAGTAAATTTATACAATTCTAATAGTTCTTCTAATGAATCTACACCAACACATATCTTTTTATAATTTGTTTCCATCCAAATTCTAACTTCGTTTGGGCATAATATTGTATAAACATTACTTTCAGAATTATCAAATTTTCCACAATTTAAAATTGCTTTTAAAGAAGCATGAGCTCCTTGAGCAATCATTTTACCTTTGCGCATATTTAAATCTTTACGCATTACAATCACTTGCTTAATAGAACTCATTAATCATATCTCCAAAAATTATTATTTTTTATATTTATTTTTGAAAATATCATTAAAAATAGAAGTAAAATCAGATTTGTTTGGAGATGCTGAGTGGTAAAAATCATCTTTTATTTGAACATCTTCATTATCACAAGAAGAACAAATATATTTTAATCCTTTAATTAAGGTGGCATCCCTAATTTCACCTACATACTTATCGCATACAGAACAATAAATTTTTCGTGGGGTTGCAGACATTATCTATATCCTCTTGTTGTATAATGTTCACCATATTGAACTCTTGATGCTGCACCTTCAACAACAAAATGTCCATAACTTCCCATACATTGTTCATACAAATCTCTAAACACATATTCAGAAGCATAACCTTGATAATTAGTTTTTACTTCAGATTGAATAAAAGCTTGTTTATAACATGATTCATAAGCTTTTCTCCAAGCTTGATAATTTACTCCAGAAGAGGAATTATGAGGATTAGGATACCAACCTGTATTATTTCCATATCTCCATTCAGGACCATACATATTTTCAGCAAAAACATTATTAACTGAAAATAATAAAATTGCTATTATTAGAGTTTTCATCTTCTTAATATCCTCAAATTATTGAATTACTACTTGATTATCATGAACAAGAATTTGTGTTGGAAAACTTTCTACTAATTCGTATTGACCTAAATGATCATAACTAGAACAAATAGTAACCAATTCTAATTTATTTAAATCAACACCAGCCATTTGTAATTGTAGCAAAGTGTTTAACATATCTTGAGCGTTCATCTGATATTCCTTTTTATCTTTTTCTGAATATGATATTATTATATTCCAATTTTTAAAAAAGTAAATAAGAAAATTAGAACTAGTTATCCTTTTTATCTAATAACATTAAATCCACGATTACGCATACAACTATCATATGAACGTTTATAAGCTTCGTCAGATTTATACATTCCATATCCAGCGCCAGCAATACCTGCAGTACTTCCATACATTGCACCAGTTCCAGCATTGCCATTAATAGCACCTATTGCTGCACCTGCTGCAGCTCCCAAAGCACCACCAACAAGAGTATCCTGAATAATTTCACCTGTTTGATTTGCAGATTGCGACGCTAATTGCTCACATTCTGCATAAGCTCGTTGCATTTCATATGCACTATTTTGTTGTGGCTGAGGATAACCACCATATTGTTGTTGAGGATAACCTTGATTTTGATATCCATATTGCTGCTGAGGATATCCTTGTTGTGGGTATCTATATTGTTGAGTTGGATAACCTTGAGAATAAGAATCTACAGTGGGACGATAGCCTCGTTGTTGGGCACATCCAACTAAAGAAAGTGAAATAATTGCAGTATTGATAATTAATTTTTTAGTGTTCATTTGAGCATTCCTCTAATATAACATGTCATCTATTATTTATTTTTAAATATCTAAAACATCGCTAATATACATATCTTCGTAATTAGTAGTATTAACCATGTCAGATCCTAATTCTTTTATGAAGTTTAATCCAAATTCATAAAAATCTTCATCAAAATCTTGTGTTTTATAAAAGAATTCAATACATCTTTCAATTCTAGCTGTTTCAGCTTCAAATGATAATTTAGTTCTTTTATGTAATAATCTAAGACCAGCAATAACTTCTACAGCTTTTTCTAATTGAACCATTGCTTTCTTAGTTTCAAACATCGGTTTTTCAACAAATTTTTTAGTCATTGTTTTAATCTCATCAGTTATTAAAAAATATATTTCATCGAACAAGGTATACTATAAACCTTTTTCCAGAAAAGTAAATCTATTTTTTAAACCGAGTTATCATTTTCTTCAGGAACAACAACAAATTTAATTCTATTAGGAGCAATTGTTTCAAGAAATGTCATTGTTGGTGTATTACACAAATAAGATGATGAACATAAAATTTGAGGGTCACCACCTACTTCCAATAAACACTCACCTAAATTTATTAATAATTCATCAAAAGGTGATTGTTTTAATACACGTTTAGTATATTTCTCAATCTCAGTTCTAAAAACACTTTTATCAATAAAACCAGTACTACTCAATACAGAATATAATTCTTCTTGCTCCTGTTGTAATATATCATCATTCATGCGATTCCTCTTCTTTTAAATAAATTCTGACAACTTTGCTTTACGAAGTTCTTGTTTAAGGTTTTTAATTTTATTATAATTAAAAAACCAACGTTTTAATTTTTTATATAGATTTAATAACATGACTTTATCTCCTATAAAATTCAACAACTGTAACATCTTCATTATTAAAAATCTTTTCAATCATTGGTTTAACAGTTCCATCCCAATCACCACCAGCTAATCCACATCCAATTTGAGGAAATCCAAATCTTAATCCAGAAAATTCCCTTCTAACATTTGATAATGCTTTATGCATTGCATCATAATTAACAACAACTTCATTATATCTTAAAGCTGTTCTTTCTTGAATATAAGCATTAACAATAATCAATTTAGCATCAATAACAACATAAGTAAATTGGCCATTTAATTTTTCTTCAACTGACAATTTAGAATTCAAATCCATTAAATGGGCTTTTGGCCATTTAGTTTTGATTTGTTTTGCAATACCAGCACCCATTATTTTATTAGTATTGCAACCATGAACTAAAACATCAATTTCTTCGTTTTCAGCTAAGGTAATTAAATTACCTGTTATATACTTAATCATGTCGGCTTATACCATCCAGTTTGTTGTTCAATTTCAGTAAATTCATAATTTTCATTCTTATCATATCTTCCTATTTCAAAAGCTCCACAATTAGTACATCTATATGGAGCTACTTGAATACAACAAGAACCATAACTTTCCCATTCTGCAAAAGAACTTGCTTTACAGTATGGACAACTCTCAGAAGGGAGAGAATTCGTTTCATGTATTACTCTAAAGCCTTTCATAATAAATTCCCCCACTTCTGTTTTTACCTTGACTAAACTATATCACATTTTTAATTTAATTTAATTGAACTACTTATCAAATTTGAAATCAATAAATCCTATTAAATGCATACCACTACTAGAAGTGAAATCTAATTTACGGGTTTTAGAAGTAATACAATCACCATTTCTGTCTTGTTCTGCAGTTGTTGGAGCAGGAGAAGTGTTGCCTTCAATAGTTAAAAATCCGGTTTTTTTAATTTCCTTAACGATACCACAATGTCCTGTTCCACCAGTTCCTTTTTGATATAGGAAAATTGAACCAACTGTTGGTTCTTTACTAACATATTTTCTGCAATTTTTATAACTAACCATAACAGAAGGTGTTAATAATTTTTTAATAATTGTATATGCTTCTTTATTTTCTTTATATGCTTCCATATAAACAGCTTTAGTAAAAGCTGCACAATAAGGCCATCCAGGAATCCAGCCTGTATTACCCATAATGTCTAATAATTCATCAGATAATTCATTAGGATTTTTTAATGATTTTGATGACCATTTAGCATTAGGAATTGTTTCATATAATCCAACATATTTAGAACCAATATTTAAAACATTTTTAATTGACATATATAATATCTCCAATAATAACAGAAATATATATTTATGATGTTAAAAAAAATCACCTATAAATTTACCTGAGATATGTTTAAATAAATCATTAGGACCAATAACACAACATAATGGAATTTCTAATCCTGATTGAGTAAAATCTTTAGAAACTGGATGGCATAATGCATTTGTTTTCTGTAGAATTGGATAATAAGAATAATAATCTTCTACAACATCTAGAACTTTTATTGTTGCTAATCTTGTTGTATTATCAACTGGATTCATTAAAAAAGCTGAATTTTCTACAATAGCACATTCATGAATTGGCAACCAATCTAATTGACTAGTATCATAGTCACTTACCATAATATGCCAAGTATATGGAATAAAAAATTCTAATCCATTAATTTCAATTTTAATTGCTGTTCCGTGATTTTCCTCTATAAATGTGATAGGAGATAAAGTAAAATCAAACATTGCAGCAGAAAATGTCCAAAACCATTTTGGTAAGATTGGGGAATTATAACCATCAATAATATATGGTTTATGAAAATCTGGTAATATTAACATATTTTTAACATCCTCTGAATAAAATTTTATTATAATATAGTATTGTTAAAAAGTAAATTAAACTTTTAAACTATATTCACCAACAATTGGATATTCTGCTTCTTTATAATATTTCAATCTATCTTTAAAATGTTTTTTACTCCATTTTAAGGATGAATATACATCGGCAACATGAGCAATATCTTTATCATCAGATTGTCGTAAACTCCTACCTATTGATTGAATTGCGCGAACAAATGATTTTCCAGCATCAATCATCATTAAGTTCATTACTCTGTCAATAGAAATACCAGTTGAAGCAATACCAAAGGTTGCAATAATAATTAATGAATGTTCTGTTTCAAACATATCATAATGTTCTTTCCTATCATCAGTAGAAGTTCCTCCATGTAAAAATACAGCGCCTTCTATCATATTAGCTAATTTTTCTCCAAATTGAATAGAATTTACTAACACCAAAGTATTCCCATATTTTTCACATTGATTAATAATTAAATCAGCTAATACATCTAATCTATCATTATTTTTTGCAAGATATGATTTCTCTGCTGAATAATCAGGAAAATTTTCTTTGGCTTTTTCTTTTATTTCAAATGATTCTATTTCTACAGGAGTAAGATAACCATTATCCATAAGCCATCTTGCAGACATTTGAGTAATAATATTTCCTATTGCTACCTTTAAAGATAAAACATCAGAGGGAGATTTAGGCATAGTTCCAGTAACACCATATTTAAATGGGATATTCTTTGCATGAGTTGTTAATAATTCTTTAGCCACATTAGCTTTTGCACCATGCGCCTCATCCCAAATGATTGCTTTAATATCTGTTATTTCTAAGACTTTCGGATTGTTTTGTAAACTTTGCCATGTAGATACAATATTTGCATGGTAAATATCTTTTTCACTTCCACAATATTTCCCAACATCTAAACCACATTTTACATACCATTCAAATGTTTGATTAACTAAATCATTTGAAGGAACTATAGTAATAACATTATGATTTAAATTATTAAATGCCTTAGATATTGCAGCAGTAACAAGCGTTTTTCCAAAACCGGTAGATAATATTGCAAATCCATTTTGCGCTTCTAATATTTGATTGGTAGCTAATACTTGATGTTCGCGTAATATAACACCATGTTCTGCAAATATATCTTTATTAATATTTTCAGGATATTCATAATATTTTCTTTTATCATCTAATTCAATAGTATATCCTTCTTTTTCTAATATAGGAATAATATCAAATAATAAGTTATAATAAGTTTTATTATTTAAATCATAAAATCTTATTTTGCCATCCCATCGACCTAACTTAAATTTGGGGTGAAATTTATAACCGTCAACATAAGCCGAAAATTTGTTATTAAGTAATTGAGTAGTTTCTGTTGCTAAACCTTTTAAAGTACAGAATACCTCATCATGTATTGTTATTTTACATATCATTATAGAACATCCTCTTCTAAAGAGGCAATTCTTATTTTAGTAATATTATTCATTTGCCAGTGAGCAACATCTAATGCATCTAAAATTGCTTGAATTTTATATTTAATATGCTCAACTTCTAATAAACATTCACTAATTGTAATCCATTCTGGTTCTTGTTGAATATACATTTGCAAATCTTTTTTATCTAATTGTCGTTTAGAATTTTCTGTATATTTTTTCCAAAAAAAGCTTTCAGTATTTTCTTTAATTAACTTTAAACTATCGGTATAGGTTTTTAATTCATACGAAGCTTGTTTGAATTTACGAACTAATAATGGAAGTGTTTTACAAATATATTCAAGTTTTTTACCTTCCATATTAAAAAAATCTTGATGTTCTTCTATTAATAATTCATATTTTTCAATATATTTTTCAATATTGTCTAAGTTTTTTGTAATAGCTATAAATGACATATATCCTCGTTAAGAACCATAAAAACACTAATAAAATTCCAAATAAAAATTCATCACCGGTACTTGATAACAATTTAGGTAATATAATTATTGTTAAATAAAACAATATTGAAATTTTGCACAATTTAATAATCATATTATATCACATTATCTCTTAAAAGTAAATAGGCTAGAAAATTATTTATGATTCTCTAGCCTATTTCTTATTTCTGTTTACTCAACAACAACTTCATCAGAAGATGATGAACTACCTTCTAAAGTTTCTAAAGTTTCTTTTACTAATCTAATTGCTTTAGATTTTGAAGTCACTACTTCTTCAACAATAGAACCAGTTTCATCAACAGCTGATACTACATAACCACCTTTTAATACATCAATACTAATTGAACCTTTCATTTGTTATTACCTCTCTTTTTATATTGTTAAAAATTTATTCTTGTTCTTCATTTAATAATTCAGATAATTCTTCTTCTACTTGATTTACAACTTCTGTGTCCTGTTGTAATAACTTAGGATGACTGAATAATTTCTGAACCAATTCTTCATTCAATTGCTTACGTTGGAATTTAATATCTCCAGTTGGCAATGAACATGAATACCATGCTCCGCCTTTAGTCACAATACCATCTACTTCTAATGACTCAAGTAATCCTGAATAAGGAGACATACCAGTGGAATAAGGAACTTCAATTTCAACTTTAGAACCTAATTTAGCAAAACGAGTTTTAAAAGCTTCTACTCGCATACGAATACCAATAACTGCGCTATCTTCTCGTAATTTTAATCTTGTAATTAAACCAATAATTGAAGGGAAAAAACGTGTTGAATTAGTAATTGCCCATTCACCATCCCCTTTTAACGGGTCAGCTGGATAAACATGGTCGGTTAAAATAAAAGTAATCGGTAATCTAGCTATTCGAGATAAAATCATACGTAACATTGCTTTAGATCTTTTTGCTCTCTGACCCATGTCGCCTTTTACAACGCCTTCTTTATCATAATTAGTTTCTTCTGTTTCAGTAGAAAGCATTGCTAAACTATCTAAAAGCATTACAATTTTTGGAGCATCATAATTAAATCTTCCATATTCTTTTTCATAAGTTGAAAAGAATTCAGAACATATAGAGTTGACATCTTCAATTGTTCCTACTTGTAAATATGTTAAATGTTCTTCATCTGTTTTTACTCCAAGTTTCCCAAGAAATTCCAAATCAATAGCATTTTCACTATCCATTACCACAATATGTGCTCCAGCATCTTGAGCACTTTTAAGAATATTAGAAGAAAGAAATGATTTACCAGATCCACTTGGCCCAACAAAAGCAGTAATACGTCCTTCTGGAATACCTCGGAAAAAAGAACCTGATAAATTACGATTCAAAGCATAGTTACCAGTAGAATACCAGAAATTAGGCGCGCTAATTCCAACATTTACACCTTCAATTTTTTCTAAACCTTTTTTGAAATTTTTAAGAAATCCTAAACTTGCCATATATAGCCTCCATTTTTTGAATAAAAGATATCAGGATAGAATTAATTCTATCCTGATTTTGGGGAGATTTATTCGTCTTCTGATTGAGAAGCTGTTTGAGCAGCTTTTTGTTTTGCTCTTTCTCGTAATTGTGCTAAGACGTTAGAGTTAGAAGCTGACGCTGCTGCAGGTTCTTCACTTTTTGAAGTTGTTTCTTCAGTAGTAGTTGTTGTTGAAGTAGCAGTTTTTTGCTGTTCTTGTTCAACTTGTTTAGGAGTCGCAGCTGCAACATTACCACCAGTTTTAGCAGCCAATAGAAGAGTTTCAACTTCTGACATTGACATAGGACGTTGTCTATGAGTTTTCAAATCTAGCAATTCAATACCAGCAATTACATCTTCAGATAGAGCTGATTGTTTAGGTGCAAAGCTTGATGTTGTATAGCTATTGTTTTCACCAGATTTTGTTTTCTTAAATCTGAAATGATAACCTTCGAAAAAGTCATAAGGTTCTTTTTCCAAATCACCAGATTGGAATGCTGCTTGAATGATTTTGTAAATTTGTGGACCAAAATCTACTAATTTTACCAATTGTTCTTGGTCATGTTCTACAGGTGATTCGATTACAATACCTTGACCAATATATGATACTTTTTTGTAGAATTTTTTACCTTCTGCTTCCCATTTAGCTTTTCCTACTAAATCTCCAGCGGCTTCACATTCTTTTGCTTTAGCATAAAGTTCTGCAGAATGCGTACAACATGGGCAAGAGCTTTCGCCATACATTTTAAGACATGGAATACGTTTCTTTTCGCCATTAACCCATAGTTCATGGATAACGTTTTCAACTAAGAAACCCATTGGGTTGTTTTCATCAGCGTCAGGAAGGAAACGGAAGATTGAGGTAGAGTCCTCAGGTGCAGACCAGAAACGAAAATAACGAGAAGATGAATTGTTTTCATTGCCAGTTGTTTTTTGAGCAAATGCTGCTTTTAATGCTTCTAATTTTGTTGTCATAAATTTTATATCCTATAAAGTTGTTTAAAATCGTAAAGTTGTTTTCTTAAAATACAAGTTATTTATAAAAAACTTGTATATCTATTTATATGAAATTTACATGGCCGTCACTCGCCTCCATTAAAATTAAATTTATATCATCAATTGAATTTACATTATATCACAAATTGATGTAAATGTAAATTAAAATTTTGCAAAATGTCTATATTTTTTTGTGATGAGTTCTTCTTGACATTCTAGAACATCACGTTCTAATGATAAATGATTATCAACAATTGTGAATGGCTCTACAATTCCGGTGCATCTAGAATATTTTATTTTTTCACTTACTATTATTTTATTTAATTTTTTAACTAATAATAAACCTAATATATTACTTCTAATTGCAGTATTAATGGTAATACAATCATCAATAACTTTAAAGTATTCTTTTCCAATACCTTGTAATGTTGTAATATTTGCATGTATAAAATTAACATATCCATGACTTTCTTGAATATTAGATAATTTGTTTATATGCCCAATATAAATGTCATCTAAAAAGGAAATACCCTCAAGTATTTCAGGTAAAGTTTTAAAATCAACTTTTCTACCATGAATAAAATGATGACGCGGACTTATCATTATCTTGCTTGATGTTTATAACCATTAATAATTAATTCTTCCTGACATTCTAATATATCAAAAGTTGTTTGATATTTTTTAAGAATATTCATGGGTTTTTCATCAATAGGATTAGGTTTCCAAAATGAACGAGATATAAAATAAAAGCCATGTAAATATCTAACTTTTAGAATACTTAACATATGAGATTTAATATTATATGGCAATTCTAAAGTTCCATGAATAGTTTTAAAATATCTAGAACCCATACCTTCAAGTGTTTGTAAATTTTGCAATCTAGATAAATCAACATTACCACGAACTATTTTTGTTTTAAGACCTTTAAGATGAGTAATGATTTGATTTCTTTCACCGAAATCAAATACTAATCCTTCATGAATTTCCTCAGGAAGATTTTTTAATTCAGATAATTTAGTTACGTAAATCATACTTTTATAATATAACCTAATTCAAATAATAAGAAAAATGCAGAAAGCAATGACATAACAATCATTAATATTTTTATACTGGTATCAAGACTACAATCACTTCTCCAAAATACAGCAAATACTACATAAATTATTAAGTTTAAAATTAAATATAAAAATAACATTTTTTAATTAACCTCTTGTATTATTAATAATTCTAATACTATCTACTTCTGAATATCTAATACTTTGGGTAGAATAGTATTGATTAGTTACTACTTCTAGAGACATAGTTTTATCTTCACGTTGATGGATACGTTGTTCAAGCAAATATAATGGAGACATAAATTCAAATCCAATAATGTAATAATTATGTTGTCTCAAAATAGTAACCCATTGTCTTCTAGATTTTGGGCTTAGATTTGTATTGTCAATAATAATATTTTTATTTTGTTTAATAAATTCATTGAATTTTTTTCTAGTATATTCATTGAATTTTTCTGCATGTTCATTACAATAATTCCAAGCTTGTTTATATAGTTCTTTTATATTTGTTGTATGTTCTGGAAATATGTTAGAATAATATTCAATTCTATAATTATCAAAACTAAAGATAACAGTATTAGCATCTTGCATTAATTTTTCAGAAACTGTGCTTTTTCCAGAACCAGAAGGACCAACCAAAATATAAGCAGTTAGACCTGAATTATGTTTTTGATCTTGTTCTTGGAGATATAGAGTTTCATTAACCCAATTAGTAACAAATGGAATTTTACTATCTTCAGTAATTCTCCCACCAGCATCTGATAATAGAACATCAGCAAACATTTGAAGATTTCCAGTCAATGCTCTTGTACTATCAATTCTAAAATCATTATAACATTTTCTACCATAAGGCAAATGATTTTCAATCATCCATCTTACTTGACGAATTTGCAAATCAGTTAAACCAAAATTGTTATTAGATAATACATAATCTTCAAATATTCTAGCAGATACTAGTTCATGTCCAGCATATGATTTATGCTGACCACGTTTTTCTGTAAATTTTTCTACTTCACATTTTGGTTTACCAACATCATGAAATAGAAGAGCCAATTGAGAAAGTAGTCTTTCATTTTCACTTCTATTTAGAAAGAAGTGTTCTTTATAAAAACGAAGTGTCATTTGTGTATGGACGGCAGTATTTTCTTCTCTATGATAAGGAGAATTTTCCTGAGTCATGAGCATGTGATGCCAGTATGATGTTTTAGTAAAGTTATGATAGATGTCTTCAAATTGTGTAGTCATTTTATGTCCTCTGGTGAAATCATAAATACATCATATCACAACTATGGAGAAAAGTAAAATGAAAAATTATTCAATTGATGCATCAGTTCCTAATAGATTATGTCTTCCTATTCTTGAACAATTTCCTGATGTTCCTATTATGGGTGAAATTGTTTTTTTTAATCAATACCCTAGAGAAGGCATTTATATTTTTGTTGGTGATGGTTGGAAGCCGTTATTTTCAACAGAAAATAACATTTGGGCAGCTCCAATTGTTGCAGAACCTGAACAAGTCATTTTTGAATTGAATGTTGAGTATAATACTGATGGCAAATCGATTGTTGTATATAAGGATAGGGTAAGATTACTCCCTACAGAATTTGCTGAAGTTGCTAATAATCTCATTGCATGGAAAGGAGATGACCTTATTGGTGGAGAAGTTTTTGAATTCCAAATCTTTAATAAAAAAATACATTCGGTATTTGACATTAAAGCCTTTAATAGACGCAAGGGTATATGCTAGAGTCACTGGTTTTGTGTAACCTATTATAACATATTGGTGACTTTTATAAAGGTCGCCATGATAATCTCTGTTCTTATTCATTCTTCTAATTAAAATGGCTTATTCTTTTATTTAAAGATAAGCCATTTTTGTTTTTAAAGTCTTCTCTTACGAAAAAGTACACAACTATATTACGGCCTTGTTTTTTGATAAAATTTTTCTGATTTGCCGGAGCTCATGTTATTGATTTAATTCCTGTTATCCAAGAAAGTACACAACTAATGCTATCCCCTGTATTTTTATTTAAAATGATATTTTTCGTAAAATTTTTTGGCGAGATTTTTTCGTAAAATTTTATAAGCAGAGGAAAAATTCTTTTTTATAAATTACTTGAAAAAGACATGTTATGCGAAATTCGTTATCTTTATGTCATGTGATAAATTATATCAATTTTAAAAACCTGGTATTCATGGCGTTATTTCTAGAAGAATAGGTATAATAACTATAAGGTCGATTTCTGCATGTATAGCCATGATTATCTGACAGGAGTTTTTATTTTTATGTATAGAATAGTGTCTTTTTTAATATTTTTTAGATAAAAATAAAGGAGAGATTTTTTAGGTCTCTCCTTATTTACATGTTATAAAAGATTAAATGTTATTTAAGTTCATCTTCTACTATTCCAACAATTACTTCAGCTATACCAGCAAATTTATTTGTGATTTCACCTAGTAATTCAGGATCCATTTTTTCTTTCATTTGTTGTCTAAAAGATTTCATACCTGCATTAATACTAATATAAACTGCATTAATTTTTTCATTACTAAATTGATTAATCCATAATGCAAATACAATTTCTCTCATAAAGTTTTCTAATAAACTTACTTTAGAAGATGGGTCAGCTACAATTTTATCATCTTTTAAAATTTTAACATTATAATCATCTTTAAGAATATATTTGTCAGCACTTTCTTGGTCAACAATTTTATGCATAATTAAATCAGTTAAATCTTCTCTAAATTTACTCAAATCTACATTGTTTATGAAATTAATGAAATCACTATTTTCAGCAGCTGAAGTTGTGGCAGCTGCATCAAAATGTTCTTCAACAATATCCATTAAACTTGAAGAGCGAGTATTAACTGCTTTTTTATAGAAAATATTTTCACCAATATCAATATCGGAACTATTCATAATCCAAGCTTTTAAATCATTCATAAATTCATCAGATTCTAAACCGCCATGTTTAACAAAAATAAATGATAAATTACGTTTAAAATTTTTAAATATTTTATCTCTAACTCCATCTTCAACTTTTGCTAATTCTTTTGCTGATAAATTATCTAATTGTTTTCTTCTTATAGAATTTATTGCTCTTTGTAAAGATTTGCTAAGCCCATAATAGAACATTGTGTATTCACGTGGAGATATCCAGACATCAGTTCCTAAATCTATATGGAATGGACGTTCTTTTAATGGAATAGTATGTTGTTTAGATTGAAATTTATTAGCAAATTTCTTAATAATATCTAATGATATTTCTTGAGTAATATCTTCAGTTTTTGGAACTTTTTTATCTTTTAAATATTCCATTGTTGCATTCCAATCTGCACCTGCATCAACAATATCTAATACATCACGCATATGTTTAGTTAATTCTTGAGCACCAACATCATGAGGATTAATCGCAGCTATCATCATTGCTTCTTCTGGCAATTTTAATAATTCACCATGTTCTGAACTAGGACCAAAATTCTTTTCTAATAATACTCTACGAATTGCATTAAAAACTTTTGGACTATTTCTATTTAATTCATCAAAGAAAATTAAGTATTTAACTTTACGTTTTTTATATTCTTCAATTTTTTCCTGATAATCATCTGGATTATCTTGTTTTAATGTATAAAAATAAACTTTATCTTCTTCATGAATTTTTTCTAGTATTTGTTGATATAAACTAGGAATAGAAAAAGAAGTTTCAATTTTACCTGAACCATCTTTTTTTGGTATTGGCAAACCAACAACATCTTCTGCGTTAATAGTAGATACATCTATATCAATAAATCTTAAATTCATTTTTTTTGCTATTGAAGTAGCTTGAGCTGTTTTACCAATACCTGGAGGACCAGCTATAACTGGAACATAAGTTCGATATTTAGAACCAAGTTTTTCGCGCATTTCAATTTGATGTTTTAAAGTATCTTTCCATTCAGTAATATCATTAACAGCACTATGACTAACTTCAATATTAGAAGTTTGTTTAATCAATTCAGCAGTTGCTTTTAATACTTTGTTAACAAGTTCAGAATGACTTCCAGATAAATAATTTCTAAAATTTAATTTCACATTTGATAATAAATTTTTAGCATCTTTTTCATCCTTAACAGGTAATGCTTCATTAATATAAAGCAATAATTGTTCCCATCTACGAGGAGATGTTCTAACTTCACTTTCAATATCTTCATGACTAATATCTTCATCTTCTAAAATATGATGAAATTTATTAATAATTTGAGGTTTTAATTTAATATGTTCATCCTTCTCAAATTTATATACTAACCAAGAAAACCATTCACCTTTTTTAGGAGCTTCCATTTCAACATGTTCAAATTGTGTATTTGTAGGAATTTCATCAACACCTTGATCACCTAAATTAGTAGCATATACAATATATGTATTTTTTGGAATAGTATGAGCACCTATTTTACCATTTAATATTCCACGTAACATATTACGAATACGCATAGATGTTTGTCTAAAAAATTCATCTAAAAATAAAATAACATTGTAAGAATTTCTAACTTCTTTAAATTCATCAGGTATTGTTGTTTCATTACCACCAAAATATTCAAACAATTCAATAATATCTTTACCAGATCTATAAATTGCTGATAAATATTCACTATCTGGAATTTTACGAGCATGCTTAATTAATGAATATAAATTACTATCAGCTAATTCAACTTTATATTCATCACCAGTTAATTGAGTATTTCCACCCTTCTTATTATCTGACAAACCATCAAAAACAATAAATGGGATATTAATAATATGTTCTTCAACAATATGTGGAGCTTCAATAACAATTAATTCAATACCTAATAATCTTGAAAATAAAGTGATACGCTGAGTTTTTCCAGTTCCAGGCTCCCCACTTAAAAGAATTCCATGATATTGATCAAATGCTTGATTATTATCCATACTATCAAAAATATTTTCAAATAATTCTATAGTTTGTTCCATTCCAACAGTTGATGGAACAAATTCTTGTATATCTTCTTGTTTACTCATATCATCATTTTCCTGTGTTTTTTTAGGACGGGCCATTTCGTTAAGCAATTGTTGTTTTAAATTTGATTTTTTTTCCATTATAACACCTAATAAGTCCTTTGTAAAATTTTTAATTACCTTTTTTAATTTTATGATATAGCTTAGGATTTCTAGAACGAATATCCTTTAAATGTTCTATAAACTCTGGCGTCCAGTCTTCTTTCGAAATGCCGATTGGTCTTTCAATATCATCAGAAGAACTATCTTCTTCAAATAATACACTCTCATTTGCTAATTTGTTTTGATTATGAAAAAAATTCAATTTCATTGTCTACTTCCTTTAAAAATTATGTTTATTTTTTATTTATCTTATTCCAAACTTTAAACAAAAAAATAGGGAATTAAATTAATTCCCTATTTCATTTAAAAAATTTTTATTACTCTGTTTTTGCGATTTCTTCACCAACAACTTCTTCAACAGTTTTAACTTCAACAATTGGTTCCTCTACTTTAACTTCTTCTTTAACAATAACAACTTCTTCTTTTTTCTCAACTTTAGGTTGTTTTTCTTTCTTTTCAGATTTAACTTCACCTAATTTTGCTTGTAATTGTTCAGCAACTCCAGCTAAAGTTTCATTATCTTTTACAACTTTTAATAATTTTTCATAATCTTGTGACATTATATAATCTCCATATTAAATTTTTATTAACCAAAAATATATTTATAAAATTACTAAACTAGTTCCACAATTTGGACAGAATTTAGAGCTTTGTTTATTTTTTCTACCACATGTTGAGCATATAGGATTATCTTTTACAGTGATAGGTTTTTCAATTTTTGTATTATGAATTGATTGACCTTTTAATTTTAGTATAATACTATCAGTATTTAATTCATATTGTTTAATATTTGTCACAACTGAAAACTCTTGATTAGAAATTCCACCTGGAACAGTTATACCATCATTAGAATTACTGGAATAACTAACAGCACGCAAAATTGGATTGCTATGATAGTTGTTGCAAGTAATTGGCGGAATGTAATATGGTTGTGGTCCATATAATGGTGCTGGAACATGAAGAGGATATGTTATTTTTTCAAATTGGTAATCAATTTTTATTAAACCATCTTCTAATTGATTACCTCTAAAATTTTCTATTTCAGAAGTTTTTTCAATAAATTTGAATTTATTTCCTTGATTTAAATTATTATTTTTTATAAATCTTTCTATTTCAATAGTTTCATTGGCATTAATTATTAATTCATGATTATCTAATACAGAATTTCCATCAATAAATATTTTTACTTTACAAGAAACAGAATTCAGATTTTTTAATATGATTGAATAAGTAGAACCAAATGGTAAATAAACTTCTTCACCATTATATTCTCTTAAAATATTTCCATTGCATTTTAAAGACACAACAAATTTTTTATGATATACCATGTTATTTCTCCTTTTTGAAACGGCATACAGAGTAAATGCCCAAAATGTTTAAAACTCTGTTAAAAAATTAAGACCTTCGATATAATGAAGGTCTTAATTAAAATATATTTATAAAATTAATAATAAAACAATAATAGAAATTACAGCGCTTGTCAATAATGTTCCTACATCAAATGAAGCTGGAGCTTGTTGAATATTAACAATACTTGATTTAGTTTCAACAATTGGCAAATCTTGATATTCTCTAGCAATTAACGCCTTCTTTTCTTTCTTTAATTTATCAAATTCCTTTTTCAACATTATTTAATCTCCGTTGTTAATTGTTCTTGTTTCATTTTTGTTACTGCTAATTCCACAGCTAAAGCCACAACAGACATACCAACGCTCATTTGGGCTGCACCTAATTCTGCTAAAATTGTAGCAATAACAACTTCACGTTTAGCGGAACCAGTAATTAAATTTGGGTCTGCAGCTACTTGAGCAACTAATCTTTTAGCAATAGGAAGAACAACTTTTAATTCTTCATTTAAAGCTTTGTTAAATAGAACTGCTAAAAATTCACCCAAATCTCCAAAAAATTTTAATAACCATGCTTTCATGAGTATTCTCCTAATGTATTATAAAATAGTATTTATTAAACAAAAAAGGACAATCTTTTTCAAGACTGTCCTTTTTGAGGTTTATAAGGAGATTTTATTTTTTAAAACCTTTTAGAGAAGTTGCATTTTCAGCATTATTGTGATTTGCTGATTTACCAGGTGCTGCTTGGTCGCCGTTACCATGGCCGTTATTATCATGTTTTGAGTCATGGTCATTATCATGATGATTTTTATATTCATGATGATTTTCTTTATGACCACCAGTACTTACTGAAGGTTGATTAACATAAACTATTTTTTCGATTACTCTATCTACTGGAACTTCGATATATGTTTCAACAATTCTATCTACTGGAACTTCAACCAAAACTTCTTTAATAACCACTTTCATTTGAGCTTCAATTAATGCTGCTTGTGTATCACTCAATGTTGTTTGACTAGATACCAAATCAGTTGAACACATTTTCAAATTAGTTGAAAGATTGCCATTATTAAATTCACTATTTACCAAATCACTTGATACTTTAGCTAATGAAGTTTCTGTTGTTGTTAATTGATTTTGCAATGCAGCTAATTGTGCTTTCAATGCTGCATTTTCTGCATTCAAATCAGTTTCAACTTGTCTTAAACTTGCAAGTTGAGTATCTTCTGCACCAACTTCACAACTATAAGGATCAGCAGCTGTATCAATACATTGTTTGATTTTCAGAACTACTGGGTCTACCCAACTTAGCAAGCTAATATCATTAGAAAGTTGATATTCTACTGAAGCAATTGTTCCATTATTTACTAGTGAAGCATTAGGGAAAGCATGTTTTTCAACAAAGCTATCATCACCTAATTGACCAGAAGAAGCAGCTCCAATACTATGATAACCACGACTACTTACAACAGTGAATGTTTCATTACTAGCACCTACATATTGAACATTAGTTCCAGCTTCTTGGACTGGTGTAGCATAATCAGTTCTAAGATAACCACCTGAACCGATATAATTATGCCATCCCCAAGCACTTACAGAACCATTATTGTTGATTGCGAATGCTCCATTATTTGAACCAACTACAAAATCAACTCCAAATGCTCCTTGAACTTTAACTAATGAAGGATTACCAGCTTTACCAACATCAACATTAATCCAACCTGATTGATAAACATCTCCATTAGTTGTAACAATGTAACCCATACTTGCACCAACTGCAACAGCTTTAGCAACAACATTTGGTACTTTTACTGGTGTAACAACATCATCAAAGTTTCCTAAACCTAATTGACCTTTATCATTATGACCCCAAACATAAACAGAACCATCTGAACTTAAAGCTCTGAAATGTTCAAGATTAACTAGTGGATTAGTTGTTTGACCTTTGCCTGCAAATCTATAACCAGCCGCGATTGATGTGATATTTTCTGGAAGATTTGCAACAACTGTTGGAGTATGAGATGTGTTAAAATCCCATTCATAAACAACTCCTGAACCTTTAACATCACCTTCTTTCAGCATTAACATTTTAGTGCCACCAACTGCAACATCAATAACACCAGAGATGTTAACAGCTTGTGGAACAGTTGAAACATAGCTATCAGTTGGAGTGCCTTGAACTAGATTAGATACTGCACCCCAGAAGTAGACTGAACCATCTTCTTTTAATGCAACTGAGCGATTACCTGCAGCTGCAACATATTTTACACCAACCAGACCAGTATGAACTGGAACTTTATATTTCACGTCTCTGTTCATTAAGAATGAACCACCTGAGTAGATAGGTTCTCTTGAAGCCATCGCACCTACTTGATTTAGTCTATTATTACCTGCGGCATAGACATCGCCACTATCATTTACAAATACGTTATGATTAAATCCACCTGCAACTTTTGTTTGAATTGCTTGTGCATTCATTGAGAAGGTAGCAACGATTGCAGCTACCAATACTTTATTATATGTTGTTTTCATGGTATTTCTCCTCGGTTAATCTCATCGGATTTATATTCGTTCTTTCTGAATATGGTTATACTATATACCTTTTGGACAAAATGTAAACAGAAATTTATGTTAACTACATTACACTTTAATACATTCAAAACTAGCTGAAATATCCGAATTACTTTTCTTAATTAATTCAACAATTTGAGTTCCACCAACTTGACATAATTCATTTGAATGAAATTCTTGCTGCATTAAATCAACATTGGTATTAAATTTTCCAGCTAATACATAAAAGACAATTAATACATACATTTTTTATTACTCCTCAGCATAACACTTATAACCAAACCATTTACATGTAAATGATATGGGATCTTTTTCTTGGATAACTGATTGATTATCAGATGATGGTTCTTTTTCTGATAATAAGAAATGACTAATTAATGGAGGACCTAACACAAATCCTAATAAAAAAATAATCATATATTTCATAAAACTATCCATATTTAATTCTCCTTTATATGTTAGAGCATTTAACGCCAACTCCTTGGTCACTAATAATTTGTTGATCTATTCCATTTGGTTCATAAGAAAATAAATAACCACCTTTGCAAACAGTATTATTTGCTTGACCAGGAACTGTTATTCCAAACATTGGTAATGCAATTGAAGTTAAAATTCCTACAATAGCAATAACAATCATCAATTCTATTAATGTAAAACCTTTCATTATTTAACTTCCTCTAATTGTAATCTATCAAAAAATAAAATCCATATTCTAATAAAACCTATTAGATAAGGAACAACAATAAAACATCCAACTGAAAATATACTGTTAACAAAAATTAAATATATCATCCATAAAACTGTTAACAAAAATGTCATTGTTAAACTATCATGTAATAAAGTTTTCATGACTATTCCCCAAATCTGTTTTTCTTCTGAATATGGTAATATCATAATACTTTATTTCTGAAAAGTAAATAATTAAAAAAGTATCTACTTATCAGATTTTTTATATTGTTTACACTCTTCTTTAGGTTTATCTTCAAACATATAACACCAATTACGTGTTGAATAATTTAATTTATAATATTCACAATTAGAACATTGTTCTGGAACTTCTTCAAATAACGAAAAAGATAATTCTTCAAAAACTTTATTGCTCATATCATCATCTCCAAATACTATAAATTTATTATATCATAAAAAGATAAAAAAGTAAATTAAATTTTTTCAATTTTTTCAATAGATTGTGGTCTTATATTGGTTAGTGTATATATTCCATTATCATAATTAGGGTCTCTAAAGAACCTCTGAACTTGTGGTAAATCTTTTACTGAAATTGTAATTAAGAACCACTCAACTTCTTTCCCTGTCCTAATGTCAATATCTTGTTTATTTTTATTTGCTGCATATTTTAATTGTTTAATTAAAATATTTCTAACAACTTCTTCTGAAATAGCTAAATATATACGTTCAGGATGATTTGCTAATTTAGAATGTGTTTTAGGAACTAATCCAATTGTTCTAATTTTTTCAATATATTTGGAATTAGTAATATGATATAAAAATTCAGGAGCAAATTTCATATCTAATTCTATATCATATTTTGCTTCAAGATTGATCTCAATGTACTTAACTTTATCAAATTCTTTCAATGAATTCAATATTTTTTCAACAGAAATTGTTTTTCCTAATTGAAAAATTTCTCTTTTATTTTTATCATAAGCTTCATATAAAGAAATAAACCAACCATAATAGTTAGCTAATTTAAAAATTCCAGAAATTAAATCTTCATCTATCTTATTACTTTCGCATATAATACAAATTGTATTAGCTTCTCCAAATTTAGAATATTGCTTTTTGAATTTAAGAAAATCCCATTTTCGTAATAATCCAGAAATTGTAGAACTAATTGGATATGTTCTTATTAAACTTTCATTTAATAAAAGCTCCTCCTTATAAAATTCTTTAAATTTTTTAAAGTGTTTAATACCTTCATCTTCATTAATAGTTATAGTTGGCCATTCCATAATATGTTTAATCTCTATTTGCGTTAAGTTAATATATGAGCTGATCCTGCGTTAAAATAAAGATATTCTATTTCAATATTATTAAGATGTCTAGACATTTCTCCAGTAAATCTTTTAATTAATAATACATCATATGGACCAAAATCAGATAATTCCCAAGAACGAAAATTAGCAATAGCATTCAATTTATTATTTCTAATTAAAAATTGTAATGATGATAAACATGAAGGAGAGTAAGCATTTCCTAAAAATTGAATAATCGCTCTTCTAGAAAAATTATCTTTTAATAATTCTACTGTGCATTTTGGTAATCCTTTAGACCACCAAAAACTATAATTATTATATCTTTCAGTATCTTTGTATTCTAAAACTTGATTTATTTCTTGATAATGTTTATCTTCCCAATCAAAATAATAATTAATACTTTCATATCTAAAAGCAATAGAAAAATTAATTATTTCTGAATAATTAGGATTTAATATTGAAGGTTCTAATGAATTAAATTGCTCAATTAAAATATTTGTCATTATTATAAAATTTTATCAAAAAAATATTTATTCTTCCCTTTATGTAAGTAGATGATTTCCTCAATCACTCTAATCTCAAGGCCTTGATAGCATGAGGTGTTTTTCCAAAACAGGTTTTTAGAACTTAAAAAAGAGAAGAATAAATCAAAACTAAAGTAAATTATAAGTCATATTAAATTCAGATCTTGCGATTCGATATACTTCATCATCAGTTACTATGAGAGCATCACCTTCTTTTACTGTCATCGGTTCATTCCATACCGCCATAAACATAATGCTAATAGGTTTATTATTTACTCCAACTTTAGTAAGTATAATTTCACCAACACTTGCAGCTTTTGCTAAAACTGTTAAATGCTTTTGACACAAAACTGTTTGCTGATTTTTTGCAAATTCAAAAAATTCCTGCTGTGAATAAATTCCTCGTGGTTCCAATTGAGATTTAAGTTCTTCAGTCCAAAAGAAAACATTTCTAGCTTCAGGTTTAACTTTATAAACTGTCCATTCACCTAAATTTTCAACAGGAATTTCATCGTATAATTTAGGAAATTTATTTGCTTTTACCAAATATTGTTCAGCTGGTGTATTATTATCATTACGAGCAACAACCATATCACCTTCTTCTGCAGGACTTGATTTTGTTTCAATTTCTGTATTCATGTTTTATCCTAAAAATTATTTAGCTAGTGAAAATTGTTTCAATGCAATTAAAAATTGTTTTTCTTCATTTGACAATTCCGTATCTTCTATAATTCCAATAATTTCATCATGTCCATATAACCTTTCAGGAACAATGACTCCAATACTTGTTAATGCATTACCAATTCCAGGTTCGTTAAATGTATCAAATGGCAAACCTGATTTTTTCACAAGTTCGAGAAAACTTACTAAATGTTCTGTCATACCACCATTCAAAACAATCATAGTTTTGAAATTATCAGCCCAATCATGTAATGCATATTGAAGTGCATCTTGTTTTTGATATTTTCTAAACAATTCATGAACAACATGAGCTGCTTGAATACCGTTTTGAATGCTTGATAGATACATGTTATTGATAAAATATGCTCTCATTGTTTTTATTCTCCAAAAATATTTAAATCGTTTGCTATTTCTAATAATATATCTCCATGACACCTTTGAGGTGCGCAAAAACATACTAAGTTCTTATTCTTTAATTCTTTCATTGCAAGCGTTATTAGTTCAGGATGTTCATTTAAATAATTTTCATATTTTTCTATCACTTCATCTCGTGAACCATCTTTCCCAATAACAAAAGGATTTCCAAATTTACTTCCTCTCCCAATATAAACATCATCTTTAGAAATGACATCTTTATGTTTGTTTAAAACTCTACACATTTTCTATTAATTGTTTAATCTCTTTACGAGAAATTTCTTTTCCATTTAATCTGAATTCATCTGAGGCCATACCCCATTTTCCATGAGAAGTGTATAAAAACATACCAGTAAATTCGTCAATAAAAAGATTATGGGTTTCAAAATATTGTTTTAATTCAGTAAGTGAATGCATCGTAATATCTCCAAGTCATCAAATTTAGAATAATTATATATTAGTTTGTTAAAAAAGTAAAATTTATTTTCATCACTCCGCTATTCTTTTCAAAAATCGTAATGGGCTTGATGAATGAAAGTGAATAGCGGTTTTTCTTCTTTATTTAAAATTCTTGCAGCTTCTTTTTTACTTAGAAAACTTAGCCATTATTTGAGCTACTGCAATAGGAACAGTTGCTGAACCTCTTCCTCTAAAACAAGTATAAAGTTCTTCAAATTTATATCTTAAATCAGTATATGCTGGAGTTGGATTACATTCATAAATTTTAGCCATATTTGAAGCAGCATTTCTAACTAAATTAGCGGCTGGCCATACTTGACCACTAGTCCCAACTACTAACATAACTAATGAATTATCAGCTGCAGTTTCTGCTAATTTAAAATCTTGCTCATTTAAATCTTCTCCAAACCAAACCACATTAACTCGCATATTAGCACCACAACAAGAACATATAGGAACTTCTGCTAATTCCCAATATTCTGCTTCATTAGTAGTATATTCGCAAGTTTGACATCTTAATGCTTTTAAATCTCCATGTAATTCAATTACATTTTTTGAACCTGCTTGTTGATGAAGTCCATCAATATTTTGGGTAATTAAAAGAAAATCATGTCCTTGTTTTTCTGCCCATTCTTCTAATTTTACTAATTCTTCATGGGCTCTATTAGGTTTAATTGTTTTAAGATTATCATATCTTTGTTTATAAAAATCCCAAACTAATTGTGGATTTTTTTGAAATCCTCTTGGAGAAGCAACATCTTCCACTCTATGATTTTCCCATAAACCATTATTATCCCTAAACGTTGGAACACCACTTTCTGCTGATACTCCTGCACCAGTAAATACTGTTATATATGACATTTTTCTTATAACTCCTTATCTAATTCAAAACATTCATTTATTGCTTTACATATAATAGGGAAAGCTCGAGGAATATATTCTATTAAAAACATTATTGAAACAAAAACATTTACTCCTGGAATGAGCGCCAAAAAAGCATTCCACATTAAATCTCTACGAGTTCTAATTGCTATACTAAGAGCAAATGCTTTATCTGTCAAAATCACCCAAATTGCTATGATGTTAATCAAGTAAGATAATGCCATTATGAAATTCATTTTACACCTTCAAAATTAATTGAGAATGGAGCATAATGGAACAATAGATACCAACAATAAACAACAAATACGTAAAATATAAGTGTCCAAAACTTAGTAGCAAAAGTATTTGGAACTCCTCCAATATTATACTGCCCAAGATTATTGACAGCAGCCAAATATCCTGCAACTACCAAATAAAGACAAATTGCCAAACAAAACAACCAACCTAATATCTGGAAAAACATTATTTATACTCCAATTATTTTTTTCTAAAATCTAAAATTTGTATCTCTTTTTCTAACACTAAACAATTTTCCATTATTGGAGCATTGACAACTTTAAAGTTTTCCGAATTATCATCTTCCTGAATAACTTGTCTAACAACCATATGTAAATGACCTAATGCATTAAACCCAACTAATTCACTCCCATCTTCATTTGGTTTGGCGCCCCAAAAATCATCCTTCTTTGAAATCTCCACAATATCTCTTGTTCCAGTTTCAATTAATGCATCACGATATTTTTTATGCTGAGCAGCTTTGAGACGTAAACACCAATACATAATTTGAACTCTATCGTCATCAAAACCTCTATACGTATGCGTTTTCCGATACTTTTTGGATACCATCTTAGCACCCATACCACTTTTCTGTTCTAATATCTCTTGCTGAATTTCAGGATGAAACACAAATCTCATCATTTGATAAAGATTTTCTGTTGATGGAACTAAAATGTCTTTAGACAATCTTATCGGAAATCCTCCAGTCATATTACCGAATTCACCCCATTTATCTTTTGCTCTAGAAAAAGCACATACCTCTTCAACTTTATAAGTATTCATCTTTTTATCTCCACTTTCAATTTTTTATAAAGTTTTATTATAACATATTTTTAGAAAAAGTAAATACTTCCACTTTAGTTATTGAATTCCCAATACTTTTTTATCTTCTGCTGATAGTTTTTCTAAAACTTTTTCTAATTTTTGTTTTTCTTCAGATACATTTTCAATGGTTTCATTTAATTGTTTAATTTTAACAATTGCATTTGCATAAGATGATTTTCCACTAGAATACAAAGTATTTACTGTAGTAGCTCCTTTACAATCTACATATACAACTGGAACGTTTCTTGTCTTTATATCTAACTCTCCAGCATAGCCAAGATAACAGCCTTCTGGTAATTTTTGAGAAACAAAATCAGCAGAAGCTTTAATTTGCGCTTCTTTTTGTGCAACTTGTTCAGGAGTAAGGGGATCACAACCTATCAACAACAGTAATGATAAAAGTGTTAGTATTTTCATTTTTTAACCTCCAAACATTGTCCCCAATCATATTTTTTTAATTCTTTGCTAAATTGTTCATTTGCACTTCTACATAATTCTGCAGATGAAAAACCATCAATAGTTAATGGCCCACCAGTTGCTGATTGAGCAAAACCAGTTGAAAGATACAGCACTAAAACCCAAGTAGTCATTTTTTTCTCCGTATTGATTATTCTTTAATTTCTTCAATTCTTATAAACTCATTTCTGGCTAAATTACTTTTAAATTTTTCAGCTTTCTCAAGTGTATCAAAATTTCTAATTTCAACCTGATCACGATTTTTAAATAAAACAATAAATGTAGATGCTGTATATTCACCAATAATATCATATTCTTTTACTTTATCATGTGATAATACCCTACCAGTTACATCAAATCTGATAGTAGCAAGTTCATTTTTATTTTTTGGGCTTGAATAAACACCAATCCATTGAGCAGTAGTAGAAAATCTTGAGTCATTAACAAATTCAATAATTTTTACTTTAAAACCATTTCTCAATTTATACAATTTATTTCTTTCTATTTGTTCTAAATCATTAGGCCTTTGTTCATCATCATCAATAATTTTCATTAATGAACCATAATCAAAATCAAGTCGATATTTTATAGTAGATCCAACTGATACTCCATAAACTTTGTTTTTTACAGGTGCATATCTACCAACTGTAACACCATTAAGTGAATACCAAAGAGTTTGGGAATGTTTGTTATAAAAAATCTGTCTAGAACTTTCAATAGGAAGTCCATTGATTTTAATCACTTGATGAGTAACATAAGAATTGAAATCAGTTTTTTTAATTGTTATTGAATTTGCTGTTATCTTTTTCATTTTACTATCTCCATCATCATTTTTAATATAGATAAATTATATAATATTTTTAATCAATCGTAAATAAATTTAATTTCTATCTTCAAATTCAGCTTTAAGTTTTAAGTATTCTTGGTATTTTTTATTGCGTCTGAGTTCTGCTGCTTTTTTTACTTTTTCCTGTTCAATTCTTTCTCGTTCTTCTTCTTGCTTTCTAAACTTTTCGGTATTTTGCAAGGCAAGAGTTACAATTGTTTTGCTGGAGTCAATCAGAAATTGTTCTAAAATTTCTAATGGAACCAAAACATATTCGTTATAGTCTTCATAACTTCCATAACTGCCAATCTGATATGACCATTTTAATGAAACGTAATCACCTTCATCATCTAAATACTCTACCGAAACTTCATCTTCAAAATATGAATAGTGGGATACACTATCATACCCTTTGATTTTTCGCAACTTAGCAAATTGGAAAAAATATTGTTGGCCAAATAACAATCCGAGGTCATTTACTTCACGAGCCGCTTTAATTTTTTCTTTTAATGTAATAGTCATATTATTTTCTCTTTATTTAATTTATAATCCCACGAACCTCATATTACACACAGTAGAACAAAATGTATATCGACCTTCAATTCTCGCATCTTCTTCTTTTATTTTCGTACCACATTCGGCACACTCGCACATCCCATCAAACTCTTCATAAAATAATTCTGGACTAGTAGATGCCAGTTTCCAACTTGGAAACTGTTTAACAGTTGGGTCAACAACTCTACCATCAGGATATTCACACCACCAATGTTCCTGTTTTCCCCACATTGGACAATGATAATATCCTCTAACCAATCTTAACTCGTCATCCTCTGTACATAACTGTTCGGAATACTCTCTACACTTCCCTCTATACATCAAATAATAATTTTCTGTAGTTGGGCCAATATTTTTTTCCATAGAATTATGTAATTCTAAAAATTCTTCATTGGGCATATTGTTCAACAATTCTTTTATTATATCAAGATTATGTGTCATACATCTACTCCAAACTGGTATTTTTATCACTCTCGTCAATTTTTGTAATAATTATATACTAATTCTAGCCAAAGTAAATATTAAAATTAGACATATTTAACATTTTTGCAATGCTCATTTAATATTAAGTTCTTCCTCAATTTTGTGTAAGAATAAACATGCTGTAGCATGTAAATCACGTAGTTCTTTTTCTATTTCGCTTGCTTTTTTGAATGTGTATTGGTATTCTTTATTATCCGTATCAGCGTACATATTAGCATAAGTACTTGCAATTTGCCGATGATAATTTGCTCGTTCAATGATATGATCAGCTAGTTTATTGCAGGTATCAAGTTTCATTTACCTACTCCAAAATGTTCTTGAATGTTGTTTTCATATGGTGTAGGAGCAAATGGATCACTATTCTGCGCAATAACACTAATACATTCTTTTATTATTAAATCAGCAAATTCTTCAAGATTTTGCTTATCTTGCTCTGTTTGAGCGCACCATTCCAATCCTGCCTCTGCTATTAAAGTAGTTACTATCTGGTTCATTCTAAATCCTCTATTAATTTAAGAGCAATATCATATCGATATTCATATTGTAAATTTCTCATCTCGCAACCGCAAAATAAATCTCCATCTTGAGGACCCATACATCCACAAGCTCTAGAAAACGGTTTTTCAAATAGTTCATCAGGGTTATTAAAGAACTCTAATCCTCTAATAAAATTATCGCATAAATTAACTAATAATTCTGGAGTCAGCTGTTTAACATTAGGCTTTTCAAGTTGTCTAAGTTTATCTGTGAGTTCTTTAGCTTGAAGTAATTCAACATTTGTAAATTTTAAAAACATTTTTTATTCCTCAACTTTTTTAAATAAATCAATATCCATAATTTTTACTAGTTTAAATTCTAGTAATTCACGTTTTAGATCTGGAATTGGAGTATAATAGCCATGATCATAATTTGGATTTCCATCGTATATTGTATATCTAGACAAAATTTTAGTTAAGAAAATAAGTTGATTTGTTTCATCAATATGAAATTCAGAAGCATCATAACTATTTCCATCTTCATAAAGAAAATAACCTTCATTTAAATATTTTTGAACATTTTTAGCCCAATTTAAAACAAAAGCCCAACGTTTATCATGCTTGTTCATTTTGATCTCTTCTTATTAGTGATTAAAAATTGTTGTTTATTTTTTTCCCAGTGACTTGGCCAGAAGTAGTTACAGTGTGAACAACATCTCATATTCTCAGCAGGTTCCAAAAACCTTTCATACCTGGCATAATGAACTGGATTTTTGACATATAATCTGGCGCGATGGGTAACAACAACTCGTTCCTTCAGAACCTCATCTTCCCACCATTCTGGCATACTTGAATTAGTGAGAGGATTATCAGACATAATCTGAAAATGTTTTTGAAGTTGCAGAGTATTTTTTTCTACATTAAATCCACGTTCAATACATTCTTCACGAATACGCTTTGTATATAACCATAAAGCATATTCATGACCTTTCCACATTAGAACTGCGGGATGATTTCGCCAACGTGCATTAGGATTAATTAACAAAATGTCTAAAATTTGGCGACTTTCAGTCAACTGCTTATTAAGTCGTTTATTATCCAAATACTCAGCGGTAGCAGAAAAACTATATTCGTTTAAAAACGTTTGCATCGTAAAAATCTCCAATTCATCTTTTTTAAATTATGAAATATTATAATACAATTTACCGTAAATGTAAAATTATTTTTCCAATTCTTCTTTTAGAATTCTATTGACTTCAGCAGGAATAAATTTACCTTGACCAGCTTTCATAATTCTACCAACAAAAAATCCAATAACCTTTTGATTACCTTCTTTATATTGTTGAACTTCTTTTGGATTTTCAGACATTAATTGATTTACTACACTAACAATAACAGAACTATTATCCTGTTGTTCTAATCCTAATTTTTCTAAAATTAAATAAACATATTCATCATTTATTTTCATTTCATCTAGCATTGGCCTAATGTCTTTTACAACTAATAGTTTATTAGAAATTAATGATAATAATTCAAACAATTTATGTGGTTCAAATTGATATTGGCTAATAACTAATTCTACAAATAATGAAGCTAATATTTTTCTTTCAACTTGTATCCATTTATCTAATACAATAAACAAGTTAAGATAATAAGCATAAAGTTCAAATAGCGTATTTTTCTTATCTAATGGAGTCAATTCAGAATAATCTGGAAGATAATCAACAATTAATCCACCAATTCTAATAAGTTCATCTTTAGAAGCTTCTGGCAATAATTCAGCATACACTTGTAATAAAGTGCTCATTGTTTGTAATTGCTTGTAATTATCAACAACATTAAATGCTGCTGAACAACTATTAACAGAAGTCAATTGCTGAGAAAAAGATAATTGAGTATCTGATTTGTTAGATAAAATTTCTTGTTTTAAACTAGTCATCTTCAGGTATATAATCTAAATTGTTTGAAATTTCAGTTCCAATAACTTCCTGAATGTTAATTTCAGCAATTTGTTTGAAACATTTTTGTGCATCTTTTCTCGACGTAAAAGAACTAACAACTAATCTTGAAGTATTTTCATCAATTTCACTCCAAATTACTTTATCATTGTTCTCAATATCAGCAAGAACTTTATTACCATATCTAATGTAGTAAGGCATTTTATTTTCCTTATATTTTAATTTTGTTGTCTTCAAATTTTAATAAAATTGGAGAATGTCGTACAGGAGTAGAACTATAACTTGTTGAAATAATGTCAATATAATCAACATTTGATCCGTATATTGCAGGATGAGAACAGAAATTATTAACAGGTCCATATTTTTGTACAAACAAAAATACAGGTTCATGGTAATTAGAATGAAATTTACATTCTACCTGTTCGCCTTCCTCAAGGTTTCCAGCTAAGAAAAAATCTTCTCCTAAATACAGGATACTTTCATCTTGTTCAAAAGCCGGCTGTGATCTAACCTTTGATAATTTTGAATTCAACACTTTCACTAGCATCTTTATTCTCCAACTTTTTTAATTTCCATTAATTCTTGTTGAACTTGAGGTTTTTCTATTTCTCCAGGAATTTCAATAATATTATGATTTTTAATATTATATTCTGAAAATATAAAAGCTGCGAGTAACATAAACACTGTAGCAATTACCATAATAATACTTGTGATGAAAACTTCTTTTAAACTATTTTTATTTTGCTGTTGCATATCTTAAACTCCTTCAAAAATTTGACCTTCATTATTTAAAAAATAAGTAACACCTGTTTTATGATTAATGATTGACAATAGAGCATCATCTTTATATCTATTATGTTTCATAAAACATGCTCCTGTATCCATATAAACATGTTTTTCCAATCGTAATACTTTCATATCTTCTTTATCTAAGAAATGAGGAGTATGTCCTACATAAGTAGTGGATAATTCAGAAGAATGATATCTAAAAGGATTATCATTAATGAAATAATCACTTTCATAATCTTTGTAAATATTTCTACCCCATATTATTTCTTCTTCTTCGGTTGAAGTAAAATTCCAAGTATCAACATCTTTATTACTAACTCCAAAAATACTTTTAAAATTCAATAATTCAGCATGACAGACATTGAACCGATTTTCATTTTCACCAACAACCATTATAGTCGGAATATTTTCAGACATCCAAATAGCAATTTCTGTTAATTCATCATCATTTTCAGAAAAAATCCAATTGCCACCATTTGATAACCATAAATCGTAATCATTAGGACTTTTAAAAACAATTGAATTAATCATCATATCCTCATGATTTCCTTTTACAAAATACCAATTATCTCGAATTCGAAATTCTCTTAAAAGTTCAATTGACTTTGGTCCTCTATCAACCAAATCACCAACTGAAAATAGTCTGTCATTAGAATTAAAACCAATATGATCTAATAATACCAGTAATTCGTCAAACATACCATGCAAATCACCAACAATATAATCATTGCCTAATGAATTAGATGGTAAATATAAAAGTTTAGGAGATACTTTAAGACCGTTCATTTTATTCCTCTCAATATTTCAATTTCTTGTTCTGATAACCCTAGTTGAACTGCTTTTAATAAGACTTTTTCTTGTCGTTCTTTTAATTCAGCTTCTTCTTTTATTTTTTTCTCTTGTAATTTATCTTCATTAGAAGGTAATATTGGGCTACAACGATAATACCAATTGTTTTTAATTAAATACCCTTTGAGTGGAATAACATCAGCATCGCAACCTTGAATACCAGCTCTTTTTGCTAATCTTAATGCTGTTGCTTTACAATCACAAACATATTGAACATACATCCTGCCTCGTCCTTCAGATAAATCTGTATTATTCCATACTCCCCAAACATCTTGTTCAGCTTCAATTTTGGGAAATTGATCGTTTTCAACCATTATATTATCCATTTCAATATCCTAGATTTTATAAAAAATACAGCAATAAATTTTTGATGTTAAATCTAATCTCCCATCTTTCAAATAAAGACTTGAACTTATAGATGGAGTAACTAATATGATTGAATTTAAATCATAATTTTTCTCAACTTGTTCAGAATACATATCAAAGAATTGTTCTTTATTTTTCTTAATTATTCGTTTAACATATACTCCTGAAATTCTTTCAACACTTTTTGAATAGTAATTCAATAATGTAATATTATTAAAATCAAGTTGTCCAGAAGTATCAGATTTATCTAAAACAATATCATCAATACATGTATAAAAGAATACACTCATAACATCTATATTCAAATCATCATGTCTTTTGTTTATATCTTTAAGAAAATCAACATTACCTTTAGCTGTTTGACCATTACTATAATGCTTGAATTCAACTGATAAATCAGGAAATTGTTGTTTATCTACATTATCATTTTCAAATATTGCTAAATCAATACTACCCTGTAATGAACTATAAAAGGGTTTAAACTCACGAATATATTGATGTTCATTAACATTGTTCATATCGAGATAATGTGTTAAATTATCAGCCAAATATAATTCAGCTTTAGAACGCATCAGATTAGTTATTTCTCGTTTACCTATTCTGGTATTGAGATTGGTTTTAATATTTTCTATTAATTCTTCTTTTAAATGTGAGTTCATCTTCTTAATTGTATCCATATCTTCTAATGTATGGATAAATTATAAATCAATTTTGAGGAAAAGTAAATACTTATTTTTGATATGTTGATAACAAAAAAGAGGAATTTTAAAATTCCTCTTTTAATGTCTTTTTCTTAAAGATTATTTATGTTGCTGTTTTTTAAATAATCTATCTAATTTTTCGTTAACGTCTGCGGAATATTGAGCAGCACGATTTGCTGCTTGTTCAGCTCTACTTGCTTTAACTTGAGCATCTTGAGCTGCCATTTTAGCATCATTTGCACTCAAATTAGCTGCATCAACACGACCACTTACACTATCAATTTGACTTTGTAAATTTTCAATATCACTAGTTGATGCACAACCAAACATAACAATTGACATTACTAAAATCATTAAACTTTTTACTACCATTCTATTTCTCCTAAAAATATAAAATTATTTAGCTTCTGCTCTCGCATAAAGCATTTTTGGTGCTTTTTCAAAATACAAAAATAAAGCAGGACATAACCATCCAGGAATATTAGGCAATTCAATATTTGGATGGTTCCAAACATACCAATTACCAACAATATCTCCTAAATACATTTTTCCTTCTTTAACCCATTTTCCTTCTAATTGATAACCTTCAAAAGGTTTATCACTAAAAATTAATTTAAAACCTTTATCAGCATCTTTAATTGGTTGAGTAATATAATCAGTCACTAAATCAGTTCCAGATACTAATGCTTCATACTTCAAACCTACTCGTTCATCGTCAAATACCCAAACATCTTGTCCTTCTATCTGATTTCCTTCACCATCATCCATAACATAAGCTGTTCCAGATAATCGATAAGGATAAATTTCTAACATCTTTGTTTTCTTTCTTCCAAACATATAATGACTCTATTATTGGAGCTCGAGAGAGGATTTGAACCTCCGACCGGCTGATTGTTCAATACTCTCTTTAGAAAGCATTCAACAAATCAGCTGCTCTACCAACTGAGCTACTCGAGCAATATTTTTTATTTATAATATTTTAAAAGTAATGTAATAACCATTAACTTTCATTTACTCCACGTTTAGTTAATTCTTTTTTAATCAACGCGTTTCTTTTCTTTTTATTGCCGTAAGCTGCTTGCAATTTATCAATTTTCATTGTTGCTAATACTTGACCATGTTTTGAAACTTTTGCTGACATTAACTTCTCCTCTTTGTTGTAATAAAATATTTCTTAATATTCTTTATATAGCAGAAAACATTAAGAAATATTCTACATATTTCCTGTTGAAGTGTTTAACTTTTCTTTTATAAGAAGTTTTATCTTCTTCAACTTTTGGTTTATTAAATTGATGACAATGTTTTGCCACAAAATTATTTATTATTGGTTTGTTTTTCTTTTTCATATTTAATTTCTCCTATTATAACAATCTGATTGCCAATGACCATTATTATTTATATGACATATTTTTTCACTTGACATATTAGGTAATTTTACATCCATAACATAACCAAGTGATACTATCAATATCAATAATGTAAGTAGTATTAATTTTATTGTAAATTTATCCATCTTTGCATTCTCTTTGCCAAACAACGTGATTACTATTATTTCCTTTAACATATACAACACACTGTTGTAATCCTGCTTTTGCCATTTGTTCATTTTCTGTTTTGCTTATATTGTCTGATATAAGCAAATAAATTAGAAAGAAAATTATACAAAAAATTAAATAATTATTTTTATCCATTAAACAATTCTCGCTTCTTCAAATTTAACTAATAATTTGCCAATACTATCATTATTCTGTTTAACTAAATAATATCCATAATAATAATCGCATATACCATCAATAATTCCTTTATCTAATTGTGTTCCTATTTCATAGGGTGGTTCAACATTATTTTCTTCAAACCATTTTTTTCGTTCTTTTTGTAAATAATCATTAGCTATATAATCTAAATCATCCAATGCGTTTACAAATTGTAAATCTACATCCCAACCATAATGGGTATCTAAATATTTCCCAATTTCATATCCATCGGATATTGAAGAATATCGATAACCATCTATCAGTATAGATAAATCGCATCCATGCTCTTTTGAAAAAGGTTCAAATGCTTTTTGTAGTAATTCAATTGTTTCTGTTGGTGCTTTAGGATATTTATCCATTGGATGTGTCATATTTATTTCCTCGTTTTAACTTTAAATAAGGTTGGACCTTCAATTAATACTTTTTCACATTTAAAATTTATCTGACTTGACGATAAATTAGTAAATACAACTTTTTCGTCTGATAAACATTTACTTTGGCTAATTGTAATTTCTTCTTCTGTTGGTTTTCTTTCAACAGAGGAACATCCAACAACTAATAAAATTAATATTAAATATCTCATTATAAATATTTTTTAATAAATTCAAATTTTACTTCATTGCTATTAACATCAATATAAGAACAATTAAATTTATTTAAAATACTTTTAATTTCTTCAGATAATTCTTGTGATTGAGCTTCATCTTGATTTCTACCAATTTGCTGATATTCATGTGTTCTATGTAAAAAGAAATTAATGTTCTCATAAGAATTAAAAATTTCAGAAGTTAATTCAGCAAGTAAAGGATAATAAGATAATTCCTTTGATTGATAAGCAATATTCATAATTAAAGGACTATCAGTAATTACATAATCCACCTTACCTTGCAATCTTAATAATCTTCTATGTTGCTTAGCAAAAATATATAACTGGTCAGAAAATAAATTCTGACGTTCTTCCCATACTGCATCCTTAGCATATTCAGTAATCTCCTCTACATTATATCCTGCTATTTTCATATCAGCAAAAATGCGAGCTCTTAAAGTTGATTTACCACTACCAGGAGCCCCGATTAGATTAATGATTTTCATATACTACCCTAATATGCTTGTTAAAATATTTTCAGGAATACTGCTGTCATCAACAGAACAAACTCCTTCATAATTAAAATGAACTGGAGTATTATCATTGTAATAATATTCTCCGCCTTTCCATCCTTCAAAGTGATGATTAACAGCATCTTTAAGATAATCTAACATTTGTTGGATAGTAATATCATTTTCATTTGGTGGAAAACTTACATGATCATAATATCCTCTATGAGCATGTGGATAACCAAATCCAAAAGCACAAACTTTATCTTTTGGCTGAGTTTCTAAAAGCATTCTTAATTCTTTTATAGTCATTTAATCATCCTCTCCTCTATCCCAATTCAAATTAAGTGCCTCTTGATAACCATCCATAAATATTCCATTTCTCCATTCATCAAATTGGGCAAAATCGATTTTGCGCTGTTTAACTAATTCAAACACCGTTTCAGGAGTCATTTGTTTAATTTCAAAATCATAAAATGAACCATCTGATAATGTTATTTGTATACAACTCATTTCTATATCCTCTTATTAATCTATGAGTATATAATATACCAAAACTATTAAAAAGTAAATATTTAAATTTGATATTTGAATTTACTTAACAATTTATTTGCTTCTTCTTTATTATTTTCCAATACTGCTTTTAGATCTTGCTCATGTTTTGCTTCTAAAATATTTAATTGTTCTTTAAGCTTTAATCCAGCTTCTTCAGGAATAATGAATTGAGGTCTAAATAACGCATTTCCATAACTTCCGATTTTTACTAAACCATCATCTCTCACTTCATCAATAACACCGCATAATAAATATGGAAATCTATCATACTTCCAAAATGCCATTAAATTTTTATCCATTAGATTTTACCTCTTCAAAATAAAAATGCAACGTTTGTTCTTTAGAAATTTGTTTATAACATCTTGCAATGTCACAACGAAAACTATCCATTCTGAATAAACATAATTGACATTTTTCATTTAAAGTAGATGAAACCATTTTTACTAATGGTCCACCACCTACGTAGTGTGCTTCACCAATTTTGAAACCATTAACTGTTATATCTTCTGACATGTTATATTCTCTTCATCTGTTTGTGTAAATAAAAAAGCTTCTGATTTACTATCATTATACATCACAATCTCGTAAAAGTAAATATCTTTTTTATTTAAAACACCTCTAAAAGACTTATCAATATTCAGCATTTGCGGTAAATTTGCAACTTGATTAAAGAATTTTACAACTCTATCTCTATAAGTTTCTGAACTATCTTGAGCTAATTTGATTGTTACTCTGGTGGGAGTAATAGTCAATTTAAATCGACTATTACCTTTATCTTGAATTTCTAATGTTTTCATCTTTTTATATACTCTTTTTTCATCGAATTTGAAATATTATACACTAAATCCCAAAAAAGTAAAACTATTTTTAATAAAATCTCAAAATTGTTTTATAGGTATTGGCTAATGGAGCAGGCATAGTCATTAAAACTTTATTAACCGTTTCTACTTTTACATTATTATCCTGTAAATATTGTAGAACTTGTTCATATTGAATTAATGGATAATTTTCATCAGTTGTAGTTTCAGGGTAAAATGAATGAAAATTTAATATTAACCATTCATTATTGGCTATGGCATTGTCAATCCACTTCTCAATCAACCCTACTGGTGTCCATTTATCAACACTAATTCTATTGATATTGGTTCTATCCACTATTGGTAAAATATTATTCATTCCATCAATATTTAACATTGCTAAATAATTACTTTTTACAACATTAGCAACTCTATCATTATGAATACCATTAGGATAAGCGAATACTGAATTCCCCTTAGTATTGTTAGATGTTAAGTAATTTTTAGTAGTGGAAATAATAGAACTTAATTTAGTAGCTGATACAGTTTTAAGATTGTATTTTACTGAATGTCCGCCAATTTCCCAATTTGAACTATTAATCTGATTGAATTCTGTAGTTGATATAAATGGAGATGTATTAAAAACATTCTCATCAATATAAATACTTGTGTCAATATTATAACTTTGAGATAATTGTAAAGCATCCATTATTGTTTCATTGCCATCATCTATAGTTATTGAAACAATTGGATTAGTTCCTGTGCTAGGAATAATTTCTAAATTTGAAATTTGTGCTGAAATTCTGGATCCGCCTCTATCTCGCAATCTCCACATAAATGAATTAATTTGAGATGCATTAGGAGAACCGTATTTGTATAATTCACTAAAAGGAATAACCACATTTATCCATTGATTATTAGTAGGAGATTGAATATGCCAACTTAAATCAATTTCATATGTATTATTAAAATCAGTTCCAGAACTTGAAAACATTAAAGAAAATTCATCTAATTGGGACCAATCAGAAACTTTAATTCTTGCTCTAATACCTGATTTTTCGATAGAAATAGGAGTATCATAATAAGAAAAAACTCCAGAATATTCCATCCATCCTGTAGTGTTTAAAGAAATAATATTAGAAGTTGTATTAACTGAATACGACGTGTAATCATAATATTGATATAATTCCTGTTTTACAATTTTACTATATGTTAATGTTGGCAATAACATTAACATAATAAATACTATTTTTTTAATCATATATTCTAATCTCCTTTATTAATATCTCGTAAAATTAATCTTCTAAATTTCTTATCAACATCATGAGACCAAACTCTATGATTTAAAATAAGAATGCTCTGCTGACACGGAGGGACTCGAACCCCCAACCCTCTGATTAAGTGAAGAACTCTCTATCCATGAAAGTTCTTGGGTCAGTCAGATGCACTGCCATTGTGCTACATGTCAGCAGAGCATTCTTTATATACTTTTATTTATTAAAAATCCGGGGACTCCAGTTTGAGCATTGTTAAGAGGCTTGAAGTCCAATTGTTATTTTATTTATTCAATAAAATTAATCTTAAAACAAACTCTGCCTTTAAATGATTTCCACCAAGTAATAACAAAACTATCAGCTTTTTCAATTTGCTCTTTTTCAGATTAAGCTCTATGCTTAAACTTATCAACAAAAATGTCAATACCTTTAAGAAATAAAAATACACTGAAAAGACCAATATATGTTCCTATACATATCAACCCTAGACCCAAACTAGTAACTTCTGGCCATATTTGTTCTGGATGATACCCACCTATTACTATAATTCCAAGACAAATGATGGGCCAAATTAACAAACAAAATACGAATACAGATAAAAGTGATAGTTTAAAAGCTCCAACGAAAACTTGTCTAACATATTTACAAAAATTTTCACTAGGATAGACATGATCAAAACTAGCTAATTTATAATGTAAGGAAGATTTTTTAAAATTTAAAGTTTTCATTTTATATTACTCATTTTGTAAAAGGTTTTTTCAGTTATTGTAAAACTGCCATTCGTCAATAACTTTTTTTGCATTCCATATTTTTTCATCAACTCATAAACATTTATTGTTGTATCAGTTTCTGCTTGATTGCCAAATTCTTTTAACTTAAACCAACTAATATGAACAACTTTCCAAGCATAATAGAAAAAATGATTAATATAAATTATATCCTTTTCTCTTTCAGTCAACTCCAAATCTTCTAATAAAGATTGATATTGAATATCAACTTCACCATAAGGGAATCCAACTGAATCAGAATTATTCATTATATAATAACTTCTAGCAACTGAAATAATTTTTGATAATTTTGTTTCTTCAGTAGCAGCAATTTTAAAAGCAGTCTCAACGTTCATCACTTATCTCCAATTTGTTAAGATAAATTATATAATACTTCTCGTTAAAAGTAAACAATTATTTTTCTTTACCTGCATTTAAATTAAATACATCTTCAATTCTACTATCAACAAAAGCTTCTTCAAGTTTATATCTCCAAACAGCAAAACCAGCCTCTTTTAAATCTTCAACTAATTTAATTGTTCTTACACTTAAATCATCTCTATCTTGAGAATGACCTGTCATGAATGTATCATATTTAGAACGTTCTTCAGTATCATTTTCTCGTTTCTTCATTAATAAATCAGCTACTTTGAAATTATGTTTCTTTGCAAGTTGTGAAGCTTCTTGCAATCTTTCATCAAAAACTGGTTCAATTGTAATATGACATTCTAGATACAGCATTTAATTCTCCTCTTATTTCCATTGATGTTTTCTTTTAGATTGAGTTTTCCAGCTTTTATCATTATAACTATGTTTTTCTCTATCCCAGCTATCAGGTGGAATAGCTTTATTTCTGTATTTCACATTTAAATCTAAATCAATAATATCAATATCTTTAATAGCTTCTTTATTGCTTCTAAATGTTTTGATATTAATATAATGACCCCATGTTTTTTTCTTTCTACCATGGCGACGATTATGATGTTTTTTATTATCTTGTTTTTTACGTTCTTTCAAGAATTCCAAATATTGGATATCGATATATTCTTTAGGGAACCAATTTCCATCTTCATCATGAACAGAATAATAAGTTCTATAAATGAAAGAATTTAATGGTTGTTCATGAGTTCTATAAATCCAATCCCAATCTTTAAAATCATTTTTTATATAATAATAATTATATTGGAAATGTTTAAAAAATTGTTTCCAGTTTTCAAAATAATAAAATTTAATATGATTACTAACAGTATAATAAACATAAATGCCATTTTGATTTTGAATTTTCATTGTAAGGGTCTCCATATTGTTAAGTAAAATTACCTAACGGAAACCTTCATTTTTTAGATGTAATATTTTTTTCATATTTTATTTAATTCCGAATTCTTCTTCAATCATTTTTCTATTATAAACAAATTTTCTATTTTCAGCAATATGCATTTTATCTCGATTTAATTCTAATTCTTCTTCATTATCAAAATTAAACGAAAACCAAGTTGTTGTATCATCTTCTTCTTTATTATCTGTTTTGTTTAATGCTATCATGATAAATTCCTTAATAATTTAAATTCTTAAATAAATTTTATCACAAATTTTTAAAAAATAAAATTATTAATGTTAAAACTGTTTGTTATTTAACGTTAAATTAGCAGCAATTATTGCTAATTCTTGCGGAGAAATAGTTTCTGCCCAATGGATAAAATCTGCAAGTGAATGAATCCATAACAACCATCTATGGTTAATTTCATCTACTTGCGATAAGGTTGGTGTTAATTGATGTCTAATTACATCACACCGCTTAAAGATACCATCTTCAGCAATTTCTCCTTCTGTATCTTCTGATAAAGCAATCCAATCGCCTCTTTTAAAATATTTAAATAATCCAGTAGATGTTTCAATTTCTTGACCAGATAACAATGCTTTCAAAACCATAGCCACTGTTGCAGGTGATGTTTCAGATTGTTTATTCAACATAACATTTCTCCAATATTTTCAACATGGATAATATTATAAACAGTTTTTCTGCAAAAGTAAATAACTATTTAAAATAATCTGGAACTTTATTTTCCTGTATTTCTTCATTACAAAATCTATAGATATCGTCATGAGAATTTGGATAAAAATTTCTAATCAATTTATCTTCTAAATGTTTAATAGCATGGTTCCAAATAAATTTTGCTTGATGTTCTGAAACGGTAGAACCTTCTAAATATTTTGAATAAACTTCTTCAAATTTCATGCTAATATCCTCGTTTTTCCCAACCATTTTCTACCCGTTTTTTCATCAATCAAAATTTCAGTCTCTGTACCCACCAATTGTCTAGACTTACGGTCAAAAACCATCCCATACTGCACACTATACTTCACACTCCTTGCATAACTCCTTGTCTCCGCTACTATCACCCACCCAACAACAATAATCAACAACCACATTACAATCATAATAACATCAATCATACAAATGCAGCAAATACGCCAAACATTTGGAAAATGCCTACTAAAATTTCAACAGAACCTTCACATCTATGTCCTTGATTATATCTAAAATTACCAATATAAATTAACATAAATCCTAATAAAACTAATCCTAAAAATAAATAAAGCATAAAAATTTCTCGCTAGTCGTGATAATGGTGATGTCTATGATAATCGTGATGGTGGTCCCAATCTCTTCTTCTACGATGAGGTCTCGTATCTCTATATACATCATATCGTTCTACATAATGAGGAGTAGTATAATATGGTTGAGGAGTATATTGGAAATAAGCATAAGGATTTACAACAACAGGAGGTCGATAATAAGGATTACCAAAACCTAAATAAACATCAACATCTGCTAATAATGAAGGAGATATTGACAATAGTAATAACATTAATATTTTTTTCATTTTATAAATCCTTCAAAATTAATCGTAAGTGAGCTTTATCATTTCCATATGACCAAATCCTATCATCAAAATCTGCATCATAAGAACCATGATGTAATTTAACAGATTTTTCAACAATTGTTTTATTTTTTAAATCAATAATATCAACAATAATATCAGTATCTTTACTTAAAGATGTCCATAATTTTCTTGCTCCAAAAAATTGTTCTAAATCGCCTAAAATATTAAATTTTAATTTTTTAACAAAATATCGATATAACTGTTTAGCAATTCCTTTACCTTGTTGTGTATTAATAACTTGAATTAAATCAACATTTTTTAAATTATTTACATTAGGAAAATGTTCATCTGATAAATCACATTCAACAATAATTTTATAGTTAGTATCTTCTTGTTCTTGAATAATTTTATAATGATTTTCCATTTGGATTAATTCAAAAACAAAATCTCCAACTTTAAAATCATCTAATTTTAAATATTTGTTTTGTTTAACAAAATTAGATAATATTCCTAATGATGATTGGGAAATATAATCTCCCTCTCGTGCTATAGACATTTCTGTTAAATTGAAGATTTCTTTAACAAGCATTTATTTTAAAGCAGCAATCATTTCATTAACTTCTTTTAAATCTTCATCATAAAAACGTGACCAAACTTTAACTACTTTCATTGCATGTTTAGCAATCGCTTTAATTTCTTTAGCCCATTCTTTAATACCTTCTTTTAAGGTTGTTCTTAAAGCTGGAGATTTTTCTGTAATAGAAATTTTAGTATGTTCTTCAACTAATTGTTTTACTTGTTCTTCTAATTCAGGAACCATTTCAACTAACTTTTCTAAAATTGCGCTATAATCAACTTTTTCTGATTTAACAGTAGTTTTTTTAGCTAATGTTAATGTTGCAGAAACAGTATCAACAATACGAGTTAATACTTCATCATCTGCATTAAACAATTCAACAACTTCTTCTTTAATATTTTCATTCAATTCACCTTGAACTTTTTGCAATTGTTCAATACTTTTTTGTAATTTCTTATATTTAGAAATCAATTTAGTAAATTTACCACTTGTATTACCAGTTAATGTCACAATGACTTTTTCAACTTGTCCTTTTGTTTTCTTTTCTTCATATTCTAACTCAGTTTTTCTGCTTTCAGAAATTGTTGCAGAATCAAAAAGCTTTTTAATTTTTTTTGCTTCAGGTAGCCAAGATTCCACATTAACTCTACCATCATATTTATAAAACTCATTATTCAACGGAGTTATAATTTCTTGTTGAAATTTTCTATAATAAGGATTGTTCTTATTCTTTTTAACTTCATTATAAATCAATGTCATTTCTGATTGTGGATTCTTTTTTACCCACTCTGACATCGTCATGTTTTTTGATAACTTTCTTGTTTGTGATGGAAAAATTTCACGTAATAACATTTTATTATACTCCAAATACTATTTAAATAATTATTTATTCTATTCAGAGATAATTAATGGTTTTTTATCACACTCTTCTTGCCAAACTTTAAAATACTCTCCTCGTCCTGGAACTAAAAAAGAACATTCTTTTAAACCTTTTTCATATCTAAACATATCATAATCATAATCTTGTTTAATCCATAAACCTACAAATATTGCTATTATAAAAACAATAATTATTATTGTTTTTTCAGTTGGACCTAATTTATTAAAATCATTACTATTTGACATTTATTTCTCCCATAAGTTTTTCCACCATTGATTAGTTTCAACATTTAAAGTTGCTTGATGTTGTATTTGAAAATCAAACCAAAAATCTTTAATTCTACAACAATCTTCTAATGATAATCTATTATGATCTATCATATCATGAAATAACCAACAATGTTTAAATACATTTAATTCTTCAGGATTTATACCAATCTCATTATGAATACATTCTCCACCAATATATCCTAAACCATTTGAAAGATATTGTGTTGAACAATACAAAATAATATCATCTTCTTTATGTTCTTCTACATCATTCTCGTTAATTAATCCATAAATTTTTACAGATAATTCAAAATCATCCAAAGGATTATCATTATCATTTAATTGATTTAATAATTGTGATTTATAAAATTCAAAAACTTTAACAATAGTTTGTTCTATTTTTATTAATCTTTCGTTTAAAGTTTCTAAATACTTATAATCAATTGTCATTTTTTAACCTATTAGGTATTATTGGTTTATTCATCCAATGATCGTCTGTGACAACGTGGTTCTTTCTAACATATTTGGCAACACTATGTTTAAATGCTGATATATGAAAAATATCTTTTAATCTAATTACAAATCCTTCTTGTTTTTCAAAATTCATTGTATTAATTAATTCATTTATAATATCTTCATTATACATTCCATCATATAATACTGGAACTGTTGTTAATCCTAAGTTTCTACATTCTTCAACAGTATCATCCCAATGACAACATAAATCATTAGAATACGTTGAAAATACTTCAAAATAAGAAGTTAAATTATCGTAAGGAATACTGTGTTGAGCATAAAGATTTTCACCACAAAATCTTAAACTTTCATGAACTTGATATGCAATTAAAGGAACAACATTGCCTTTAATCCAATTTCGAGAAGGATGATTATTACTATCAATAGAACGAGCGTGAAGATAACCATCAGCATAAATCGTGGTATTTTCGCCATCTCGTTTTTCAGAAATGATAATATGTTTATTTTTAAAATGGTCCATATTCCTCAGAACTTTATCATCTGATGTAGCACCAGGTGATTGAGGAATATGGAATGTTCTTTGATATTTAATTCTGTCCATTACAAACTTTTCAACAAATTTTCAGGTTTAACCATTTCTTTATTGATATAAAAATGGCCGTGGGAAAATACAACTTTTTTATCATTTACTTCAAGCATAATTCCACGATTTTTAAAAGGAATATGCTTTGTATTCAAGACATCTTTCAAAGATTTCAAATCAGTGAATGATAATTTTTTAGAAGAATCACCTCTTCTTTTACCAGAAGAAACTTCTTCATGTTCTCCATTTTTACGCATTTCTTTTAATTCTTTATTAAGAGCAATTAATTTTTCATCCATCGCTCTATGGGTTTCTTTAACAAGTTTATAAGTTGAAATTGCTACTTCATCATTTGGATTATCTTTTTTATATGCTCTAGCAACTTCTAATTCTTTATTAACAACTAGTTTTTGTTTAGCAAATTCTGCTTTTGCTGCCAATTTTTCTTTGTATGTTTGAGTTTTCATCTTAATTCTCCAATTCATCTTTTTGAGGGGTTTTTAATTCAGTATTTTCTGAACTTGGATATATAATATACTATCTATCGGAAAAGTAAACAATTATTTTCAAAAAAGTGTTAATTACTTAACAAAATTGGAGCAGATTGTGAGAATCAAACTCACTTCTCTTGGGCGGAAACCAAGGGCACAATCAATATACCAAATCTGCATATTTAAAATTAATTGTAGCATATTTTTACTATTTATAAATGAATCTCGGCGCTCTACCAATTGAGCTACACCTGCATTATTATTTTAAAGTTAATTCATATCCTCTAATATAACTTTTAATTTTTCTTTCACGCCATTCTAATAAAACATAAGGTAAATCAAAATACTCATTGTTTTGATTATTTATAACAATAATTCTACCATACCAATATTTATTAGTAAATAATCTTGTTATTTTCCAAATAGCAATATCAAATAATGCATTCATTATTCCCATTAACGTCCAAATTAAACATGGAATTGCTATTAAACAAGTTAAAAACCAATAATACAGTTTCAGATATTTCATTATTAATTTACTTGGTATAATCTAATAGCAGTAGTTTTTGAGGCACTAATACCTGCACTATCAAATACTGATACAACTTGTTTTTCGTGTGTAATAATCGAAGTATAAGCTTCATTTGCTTCTGCATAAGAATCAAATTCTACAACATCTTGCGCAACAGAAGTATGACCAGTTTCAGATACAGCAACAGTTTTTACTAAAATTTTATGTTTCATTTCTTCTTCCTCATTATGTTTTTTGAATATGTGTTAATTATAAAGAACTAGTTATCAAAATTTATAGAAATTTGGCTATATCAAGCTCAATCATAATTTCATACTCATACCATCTATGACGAGAAAAATTATGTTCTTTAAACTCTTTAAAATGATTAATGACTTTAGGACTATATTTCAACTCCTCTAACTTAACCAAAAGCGCATCAAGATATGTGATGATATTATTCTTAGCCCAAGAACTCAATATCTCTCGTTGAGATTTTTGAACCTCTTCTTCAATAGTAAAATCAGAATTATAAATCCCTTCAGGAGTAATAATACCAGCTTTTACTAGAAGTCGTCTTTTATCTTCAACTGTTAATTTATTTATTTGCTCAATAATCAAATCTATTTTGTTATCATCAATCATATTATTTCCTATCAAAAATGGTACTACCGGTCAGAGTCGAACTGACACTGTCTGGAATCTAAATCCAGTGCCTCTGCCAATTGGGCTACGGTAGCATTTTAATCTTCAATTTCTATTAAATCTAATTCCCAATTTTCATAGGAACTTCCATCTGCATTCCAAACATATTCCCAATCTTCAGCATAAAAACAAGATTCTAAACAAACATCTTGAAAAGAAACATTTATCCAATGCCCATTTCTCATTCTAACTTTTACAGGTTGTTTAGAATTTAATATTCTATTCAAAAGTGTATATGTAAAAAAACTAAATTCGTTTTTATCTCTCAACAATTTTTCATTTAACATATTATAGAATCCTTAAATTCTTCATATAGATAATTGTCTTCAATAGCTTCAATTAATGTATGACCATTACAAATAATTCTATCACCTTGACAATTATTCATAATAAATTCTGAATATTCTTCATAATATTCATCATTATCAAACTTTGTTTCAAATTCTTCTGTTGTCATATTAAATTGTCCTATTGAACTATTTCACATTCACCATGAACTTCAACAAATTTATCTATGATGGTCGTTAATTCAGGACTGAATCCATAATCTTTGCCCATACCAATATACAACTCTTTGTATTTAGCTTCATAAAATGGAACAAATCGATCTTTTTCCATTATTGTAATAGATTCATTATATCCATAACCTATCTCTTCTGCAAAAACTGCTAAATCACCAATGTCATACATTTATTTAACTCCTATATTTGTTTATTAAAATTTTGGAAATATTAACAATTCATGAGGTATTGTTAATAATATTGTTATTATATTAATAACTGTAAATATTATTCTGCTTGATTGGGACATTGAAGACATAGATACTCCTATCAAACTTATGAATCCCCACCAAAATAAAACATTTCCCATTTTCTGTTTTCCTAAATTTATTTTAAAGACTTTTAACAATTTTAAATATTCGTATTCCATCTGAAACACTTAACCCATCTTTATGCATTTTATTTTTCAATTTTACTGCTTTTTTCAAATACTCGCAATGGGCATGCCCGTTCCAATCATGGGTATTATTTTTTATTTCATATTCCCAACTGCATCCATCAACATGGTTCCAAGTGCAAAGCATTCCGTGTAACTGAATTGCAAGTTTTTCGTCATCTGAAAGAGCTTGTTCATGCTTCAACTGCTCTTTCAATAAAGCAATCTCATTTTCTTTTTCTAATATTTTTTGCTCTATGCTAGTCATCGTCTTAATCCTCAAGTGGTTTTTAAATTATGATTAAATTATAATACTGTTCTCTTCAAAAGTAAACTTAATTTTAAAAACTACTTAACATTTTTCAACATCAAACTTATAACCTAATTTCTTTGCTATAATTTGTTTTGTTTCTTCATTCCCTTCCTTTATAGCTAGTTCCAAATTATAAGATGGGAATGCTGAAATACCACCACATTTTATACATTCTCCTGCGATAAAGGTAGTATGATATCCCCCACCTAATTGCATATAACTATATTCTTTATCACCGTTAGTTCTAATTTCTCCATAACAATCGCAAAGTTTGCCAACATTCGGCTTGCTTACTAATTCTTTTGCTTTTTTGAAAAATTTACTAAACCACATTTTATTCTCCATATTTCTGATATCAATGTTCATTTCTTCACTTCAAAAACAATTTCACATCCACAACCAAACCATTTCCAGTTATCTAAATAGCTGAAATTAATTAAATCTCGTCTTCGCACTTCATATATTTCATATGCCAATTTTTCACTTCTATGAACATTCAACTTTCTAGCAAGATATACTTTCACCTTAA